TTTCTTCGTGTATTTTTCACAAGAATCACGCCTACAAAGCGCCGTAAATTGTGAAAAATGACGGGTGGTTGTAAATCGCTCGTACATTACTCGTACACTACTCGTACACCTCTACTCGTACACCAAAACGTCAAATCCACCCAAAAAAGATGGCTCCCTCGCGGCTTTCGCTGCGGGGGAGTCTTTTGTATTTCTATGCGTTTTCGTTTATATTTACTCGCTGAATCTTGCGGATCTCTTCCGCCAGCCAGGTGGGATCGCGGCGGGTGTAGACCTTCTCGGTGATGTCCGTAATCTGGTGGCCCACCATGTACTTGATGGCGTATTCGTCAACATTGTACTTCTTGGCCATGGTGATGAAGTGCATCCGTCCGTCATGAGGGCGGTGCTGAGGATTCAGGTTCAGACTGTCCCTGATTTTGGCAAAGCGGGTCTGATATTTGTCGTAGGTGAAAAGCTTGCTGCTGCAGTGGGTCCGTCCGTCCGGACAGCTGATGAGATAAGGACTGCCCGCGTTTTGTGCCTCCTTGTACCGCCGGGTGACCAGCTCCCGAATGCGCGGATGAATGGGCACCCTCCGTTCCCGTCCGGCGTCGGTTTTCATGCCGCCGGTAAAGGTCCAGTTTTCCAGATCCACGTTCTTCAGCTCAATCAGCCCCAACTCCTGAGGACGCCAGCCCGAGTAGCATTGAATCAGCACCACGTCCACATAGTCCTTCCGATTGTCTGCATGGGCCCAGAGCCGCTCCATCTCCTCGTCTGTAAAGGGAAGATGGCCGCGCCGGGCCTTTTCCTGTTCCTGAAGAATGTTGTCCGAAACGTCAAAGGTGCGGGCGTAGTTCCGATCCACCAGCTCATATTCCAGCGCGTAGTCCAGCATGAGGTTGAACAGAGACTTGATGCGCCCCTGCACGCCTGGGCTGGCGCGGCGGACCTCCCCGTGTACGACGGCGTTTCCGTCCTCCATGCAGCCCTTGATATGCCGGGCCCGCAGGTCCTTGACCCGCATATTGTACAGGGACGAGCAGTATTTCCAGGCGTTCGTAATGGTCCGGCAGCTGGAATCGGACTTCAGATTTTCAAAATAGACGTTGGTCCAGCGCTCGTACAGCTCTGCCACCGTGATGTCCGCCTCCAGATCGTAGGGATTGCGGTTGTATTCCAGCAGGGCGGCGTAGGCCTCGTTATAGGTGGCGAAATAAGTCTCCGGTTTCAAGGGCTTGACAATGTATTTACCGGTTGGAGTTTTGCCCACACAGACCAAAACACGAAAGGGTTTTCGCAAGCCGCGCTTCTTAATCTCACAAATCTGCCCAAACCCGTTTGGAAGGCGTTTTCGTTTCCGTTTGTTGCTCTTAATGGGTTTAAGTGTGCCAGCTATAGGGTTTAGTGGGTAACCGCAATGGGGGCAGTTTGCCGCTTTGTCGCTGACCTGAAGTTCGCATTCCGGGCATTTTAAGAGCATACACCATTTCCTCCATTGCTTTCTTCCCGTTCATCTTATAGGATGATGTACGAAATGTCAACTCCTATAGAAGCCCTATAGGAAGCGAACCGAAAGGAAGAATTTCATGATCCCCAGAGGTAATCTGCTGTGCCCCTGCTGTGCGGGCAGGCTTACCTATTTCGACACGGTGAAGCGAAAGCTGTGGACCAAGCATCGAAAAAAGCAGATCGTCTACATTCCACGTTACCGCTGCCCAGCATGCCGCACCGTCCACAGGGTGCTGCCGGAAAACGTGGTTCCCTACCAGCGGTATGAGGCAGAGCTGATCCGCGGGGTGCTGGAAGGGCTGATTACCGTGGAAACCCTTGGCTATGAGGACTACCCCTGCGAGGCCACCATGCGGCGCTGGCTTAACCGGTTCGGTTAGGTTTCACTCGCTTTTGATTCCTTTCGGCGGGCGTTCTATTCTAGAATAGCCTCAGAAAGGAGGTGAGCGGCATGGAAGACCTGGAATTTGCCGCCGGATCGGTGCCGGTGGCCGTGGCCGCCCGGGTGTATGGCAAGGAACCCACGTGGGTGCGGGCCGGAATCATCGCTGGTTGGCTGCCTATCGGAAAGGCCACCCGAAGGGGCGAGCTGATTACCAGCATTGAACAGATGAACAGCCGCTACGGACGCATCAACTTTTATATTTCGCCCAAGCTCCTCTGGGAGCAGACGGGTTACGTATGGAAGGGGGAACGGGCGTGACGGCCATTCATCCCGAGCTGAGTCCCAAAAGCCGGTACTGGATCGACCGGCACCGGTATTACGAGCTGAAGCACTTCTGCCTGCAGTATCCTCTGTGGATCCGGGCGCGGGCCAGTCTGGACGGGTTGAGCCGCCGCACCCTGCGCCTGACGCCGCCCTCCCCCACCGGCCTTGTGCAAAGCCCCACGTCCCGCTGCGCCGAGCAGCGCCTGTGGTACACGGAGCGCATTGCCATGGTGGAGGAATCCGCTGCCGAGGCGGACCCGCTGCTTGGGCCCTATCTGCTGCGGGGCGTGACGGAGGGTCTGTCCTACGACTGCCTGAAGGCCCGGCTGGCACTCCCCTGCTCCCGGGAAACCTACTACGAAAGCTACCGCAAGTTCTTCTGGCTGCTCAGTGAGAAGCGCCAATGAATCCCGCGTATTCTGCAGCCCCTCTTATGGCAGGCCAATAGAAAGGAGCGGCAGGTATGGAACATCGGGAACTGAGTACCAAAGAGGTTGCGGAAATTCTGAATCTGAGCGCGCCGTATGTGACGGCATTGGTAAAGAAGGGCAAGCTGAAGGCTCACCCGCGGCAAAGCGGCGGCTGGTGCGGCAATCCGGGCTACGGATATTTCTATCAGGACGTGATGGAGTATCAGAAGCAGCGGGCCGCAGGCCGAAACATACCAAAGGTGAGACAGGCGGACCCGGCCTTACTGACGGAGCTGAAGGCGGCGCTGGAGGATTTTCAGGCAGCACGGTTACTTTTGGACGAACAGACCGAGCGGCTGGAGGAACTGGCGGCCAAACTGTTGGGGGCATAATCGCCCCCTCTTTTATTTGTCCAAAAAACCGCACGCACCCGAGCAAAAACCCTGCTACCCTGATAGCGCGAAAAAATCCGTGCCTTTTACGGAAAACCATTCCAAAGGAGGAGAAAGATATGGAAGATCAAACCAGAAAGCTATTGACGGAACAGATCGAAGCCATTCTGAAGGAACTGGACTCCCTTCCACAGGGCAAGGACCGGGAAGCGGCGGTGGACAGCCTTTGCAAGCTGTACCGGCTCAGGATCGATGAGGATAAGAACGAGACCGAACTTCGCAAGGTTCAGGACGATAATTTCGCTAAGGAACAGATTGCGGAGAATGAGCTTCGTTCCGCCCGCATCGACCGCTGGGTGGGGTACGGCCTGCAGGCGCTGGGCATTGTGCTGCCTCTCAGCTTCTATGCCGTGTGGATGAAGCGGGGCCTCCAGTTCGAGGAGACGGGTTCGTTCACATCCAAAACCTTTCAGGGATTGACCAAATTCTTCAAACCTACGGTGAAAGGGTGAACCAATCAAAGGGGATTGCCAAAAACAATCCCTTTTCGTTTTCAAAATGCGCTATCATTACGAAAAACCGGCCTTTTATGGCACGTTATACGGCGAGACTTACGAGTGTGCCCACCCGGTCTACCGGCGCTGCACCCTGTTTCGGACGGAAGAAAAGGGGCTGGCGGTAATCCAGCAGCGCTGGGACCAGGCCACCCGCCATACCTGGTGGGGCGAAATCGACCCCTGGCTGACGGTGCCGCTGTACACCCATCCCGCCTTTCCCGGATATTTTGCCAAACGGGCGGCTCCGGCGTCGGATGGCCTTTACCCCACCGTGACCGTCCGCCAGATGATGTGGGCGCTGAAGATGAAACCCTTACCCAAGGCCCGCTGGGAAACGGTCTTCGACCGCCGGGAAATCTGAAGCCGCGAGAAAAGCTGGCTATATAATGGAGAGAAACAACTACAGGAGGTATCGACAATGAGCAAGATTCTCTATGTAAACGGATGCAAGGTGGAAACCAAATGGGAAAAACTGAAACGCAAGACTTCTGAAAAAGCAAAAAGTGCGATGCAATGGATCAACCAGAATAAGGAAATGATTGTCGTGCTGGTCCCTGTGGCGACAAGCAGCGCGGCGCTTCTCGGCAAATGGGTAATCAAACCGATTTGGAAGGGAACCGTCGTGCGGGCAAATCTGCGCAGGCAAGAACACATCAAGACCGGATTTGTATACGATCCATCATTGGGTGCATACTATGAGCTTTCCAAGAAGCTGAGCAATCATCAGAAAATTGAATTGGATCTACGACGGCAAGCCGGTGAAAGAATCGGAAACATCTTGAGAGAAATGAATGTATTGAAATAACTCCGATTATTGGAAACAGTCCAAAAAATAAGGGCTGTTTTCTTTTTCCGCGAAAAAAACAGCAGATATTATGGACAGGAAACCCGAAATTTGAAGGAGGAATACAATATGAAAAAACTGCTCAGAGTTCTGGTACTGGTTGTGGCCAATCTGCTCACGCTGCCCTTTAATCTGGCGGCATTGGCAATTTTGCTGGTAAGCGAGAGAAGCGGCGAGGAGAATGATTGCCTAAACGAGTATGCAGGTATGCTATGGCAGATGACGAAAAAGTGGATTCAAACGGGAAAGCTGAACCAAACGGAGGAAGAGTCTGAATAAGACTCTTTTCCTTTTTCTCGGCCCGCATTTCATTGCGGGCTTCGGGCCTGCGGTACCGCTGCGCGGTGTCCTCGGGCCCTCGGTTCGCTTCGCTCACCCTCCGTATCGGATTGCGTTCATCCGCGAAAAAAACCGTTTCCTTTATGAAGGCGAAAACTTGCTGGCATAAAGGAGGAAAAGACAATGGCGTTTTTGGGAACGATCTTTTTCGGCTTTTTGGGAGTGTGTGCAACGGTTGCATTTTTCCGAAGCGGAAAAGTAGTGATCCGAATCATCAATCATCTATTCGATAAAGTGGACGACAGATTTTCGTAATTCAAAGGGACGGGAGCCTGAAAGCAGGCTCTCTTCTCTTTTCGGCAAAAAATCAGGAGGTCAGTTACATGAACATTATCAAGGCATTACTTGGAAAAATGGACGTGCTGGAGCTGAAATTCCGCAAGAAGAATGAAAAGGCTAACGACTCGATTCTAAGTGCCATGATGGAAAACCCGGAGGGCTACAAGCTGGAGGCCTATATCGGCCGGGACGAGCAGAACCAGCAGGAAATCGTTATCAAAGTGAAGCAGCGGGAGGCGATCATACAATATGCCCTGGATGAAGACCATTGAACGAACCCTTAGGCGCTGGGCTCCAACAGCCCTATCTGTGCTAGCGGCGGCAGGCGTTGGCGGCACGGCAGTGCTGGCGGTGAAGGCATCCCGTCAGGCGGACGAGATCATTCGCCGCGGTGAAGAGTCAGAAAATTCCCGGTGGGATTTTTGGCGAAAAGCTTCCAAAACGGCGGCGGTTTATCTCCCCGCCGGGCTGATGGGGTTGGGAACCGTCGGCTGTATTTTCGGTGCTCGGATGCTGGACAAGCGCCAGCAGGCGGCCCTTGCCAGCGCCTATCTGCTTATGGACCGTACCTTTCGGGAGTATCGGGCTAAAACTGCCGCCAAGGTAGGTGTGAAGACCGAGCAGGCCATTCGAGCAGAGGTCCGTCCCCCGTGGGAAGACCCGCCCGCCTGCGAAACGGAGCCCGAACTGTTTTACGAAAAGCACTTCGGATATTTCCGCCGTCCTCTGCTGGAGGTGCTGGACGCGGAGTACCGCCTGAATCGGCAGTATGCCCTCACCGGAATCTGCTGCCTGAACGACCTGGCGGAGCTGCTGGGGCTGCCCAAGCCGGATGGCGGCGACCGGTCCGGCTGGTCCGTGGGCGCTGGCGAGGCCTTCTACGGTTACCAGTGGATTGATTTTTCTCACTTCGTCACTCATACGGACGACGGGCTGGAGTGCTGCTTTATCGAGCTGCCATTCGGCCCCACGGCGGATTATCTGGATTACTGAAACAGAAAAACCGCGAAAAAAGCAGCAAGTATTATGAAAAGGAGGTTACTGCTATGGATAACAAACTGGTCAAATGGCTCGGAATCGGCGCAACCGCAATCGGAATGGGAGCAACACTGCTCTCCAACTGGGTCAGCGGAAAGCAGGAGGATGACAAAATTGAAAAGAAGGTAGCGGAAGCAGTCGCCAAACTGACGAGCAAAGAGGGCTAACAAACCCTCTTTTCTTTTTACTGTATTGGAGGCCAATGATGGATGAAAGAATTTTGGCTCACTGGACGCTGAGCTATGAGGACGCACTGGAGGCCGCGGGAGAATACATCCGGGAGGCCTTCTCAGAGCCCGAATGGTGGAACCGGCCGCGGGAGTTCCGCCGCCGCAGTGACAGGCTCTGGGCCGCGGAGGAAATGTTCCGGGAGCTGATGCTCCACCCCGAAAGTTCGCCTCTGAAAACGGCGATGCTCTTTCGGGAAAAGATGGAGCGTTTCTGCCACGAATCCCGTGGCAAGCGCTCCATTTACATTTTCAAGGAAGCGTACAAGGTGGCAATGGAACTCGAAAATGAGTTGTTTTCCGTTGCCACGGAACGAATTTGACAGGAGGGTAAAACCATGAACTTTTCCCAATGGGGAAAACATCTGAAAGTGGGCCTTGCCAAGCATAGCCCGGAAATTCTGACGGGGCTGGGCATCGGCGGCATGTTCGCCGCTATGGGGCTGGCCGTGTGGAAGACTCCTAAGGCCCTGCGCCTGATGGAGCAGCGAAAGGATGAGCTGGAGGTGGAGAAGCTGCCCCCGCTTGAGACCGTGAAAACGGTATGGAAGTGTTACCTACCCTCTGCGGCGCTGAGCGTTGGCTCCACTGTGTGCCTGATCGCCGCCCATGGGGAGAACCAGCGGCGCAATGCGGCTCTGGCCACAGCCTACGCCCTGTCTGAATCCGCCCTGAAGGACTACCGGGAGAAGGTGACGGAAACGGTGGGGCCGAAGAAGGCTGAAGCCGTGGACGACGCCGTCGCCAGGGATAAGCTGAGCAAAAACCCAGTGGAAAGTCGGGAGGTCATTCTGACGGACAAGGGTTCCACCCTATGCTATGACGTGCTGTCCGGACGGTATTTCAAATCCGACATCGAGAAAATGCGGCAGACGGTCAACGAGCTGAACCGCCGCATGCTCAGCGAAATGTATATTTCCCTCAACGACTTTTACTATGAGCTGGGTCTGCCGTCCATCGGGGTCGGGGACAGCCTTGGCTGGTGTACGGATCGAGGCCTGATCGAGCTGCGCTTTGACGCTCAGCTGACGGCGGACGGCACACCATGTTTGGTGCTGGACTACGCTGTGGCCCCCAAGTACGGCTACCAGCGCTGAAAGGAGGACCCATGCAGCGCTACGACTATGAAGGCCCGGTGATGGCCTTTCGCCAGTGCCTGAACCCGAAGTGGAAGGCCTCCACCGTGGCGGTCACCGAGACGAAGGCCAAGGCCAATCTGGCCTACCAGTACAAACGCAGGATGGGCTTAAGCCCCCAAAGCAAAATCACGCTGCCGGGCAAAGTGCTGCCCGTGGCGGAGTAACGGAGGAGCTCCCATGGAAAATTACCGTTCCAACTCCCACAAAAGCCGGGAGGCGGCCCGGCAGGAAGAAAAGAAAGTGGAAAAGGTCATCAGCGGGTCGGCCAGCGTGCAGAAGAAAAGCGAGCTGCGCCGGTTCGCTGATATTTTTGTGTCTGAAGATGCAGGCGATGTAAAGGATTACCTCATCTGGGATATTCTGGTGCCCGGCATCCGCCGGGAGCTGCACGACATGATTACCTCCGTGGCGGACATGGTATTCGGCAAGGGCCGGACGGCAGGCTCCACGACCGGCGGCGCGTCCCGGGTGAACTACCGGGCCTATTACGAGCCGGAAACCAGAAGCCGCCCGGGCCAGACCGTCACCCGCACCGGCTACGCCTTTGACGACGTGGTGGTGGACAGCCGGGGCGAGGCAGAAACTGTGCTCCAGCAGATGGACGATCTTATTGCCAACTATGGGTTGGTCAGCGTGGCCGACCTGTACGATCTGGTGGGGATCAACGGCAGCTATACGGACAACCGCTACGGCTGGACCAACATTGCCAGCGCCAAGGTGGTCCGCGTGCCCACCGGCTACATGCTCAAATTGCCCAAGGTTATGCCTTTAGACTGAGAAAAAAAGGAGATACAAAAATGAAGCTTTCCGATATGACGAAAAACGCCGGAATGGCGATAACGAAACTCTTTGCGCCCCTGAAGAAGCATGCTCCGCAGATCCTGATGGCAGGCGGCATCGCCGGGGCCGTTGGCAGCACGGTGCTTGCCTGCCGGGCTACTCTGCGCCTGAATGATACCCTGGAAAACACCCGAAACGATCTGGCTACGCTGCGCCGCTGCCAGGAGGAGGGCAAGAACGTCCATGGCAAGGAATATACCCAGAAGGACGCAGCTCATGATAAGGTGGTCCTCTACCTGCAGGCCGGACTGAAGGTATGCCGCCTGTACGCTCCCGCCGCGTTGCTGGGTGGGCTGTCCATTGCAGGCATGGTGGGCAGCAACACGCTCCTCCAGAGGCGGGCGGTGGCCCTGACGGCGGCCTACGCGGCGGTGGACAAGGGCTTCCGGGAATACCGCGGCCGGGTGACCGAGCGCTATGGCGCAGACGTGGACAAGGAGCTGCGCTACGGCATCCGCACCGAGAAGGTGGAAAAGACCGTGGTGGATGAGAAGGGCCATGCGAAAAAGGTGAAGGAAACGGTGACCGTCAGTGAGCAGGACTTCCGCAACGAATACGGACGTCTGTTCCGCCGGGAGGACAGCCGAGCCTGGGATGAGGATCAGGATATGAACGACTTCTTTCTGCGGTCCCAGCAGACCTGGGCGAACAATCGACTGAAGGCCCAGGGTCACCTGTTCCTGAACGATGTGTATGAGAGCCTGGGCTACGACCACACCCCCGCAGGCGCAGTGGTCGGCTGGATCTACGACCCCAACAACCCCGCCCACGATGGCGACAGCATGGTAGATTTCGGCATGACAAAGGTGCTGCGCCGCAATGCCTACGGCGAAATGGAGGAGGTCACGGCGCTGGACTTCAACGTAGACGGCGTGATTTATGACAAAATCTGACAAGGAGAGCGTGATGTTTTTATGAAAATCTGGATGAGTTTAGGCATTTTCGGTCTTAGCGCGGTGGCAGGCACTTTTGCTGGATGGACTGTTGCCAAGAGACGCTATCAGCGGGAAAAGGAAGAGGAGATTGCCTCGGCCCGGGAAGCCTTCCGGGCCATGCTGGAGGAGCGGAAGAAGGACGTCCGCACCCTGGCCCAGAACAAGCCGGACCTGAAGGAGTACGCCAAAACGGTGGTCAAAACCGGCTACGCCCAGCACTTTGATCCCCCGGTCCAGGAGCCGGAGGAAGAAACCGCCCCCATGGAGGAAGCTATGAAGAACCACGGTGAAACACCTTATATTATCACCCCCGAGGAATTCGGCAGCCAGTACGACTATGACCCGGTCAGCCTGACCTACTACGCCGACGGCGTGCTGACGGACGACAACGACGAAGAGGTGGACGACATCGCCGACATCGTGCCCGTGGATTTTGCGGAGCACTTCGGCGAGTATGAGGACGACAGCGTCTACGTGCGCAACGACCGCCTGTGCCACGATTACGAAATTCTACGGGACAATCGCACCTACGCCTCCATCCGTACCCGTAAACCGCACGAGGTGGACTAAATGAGCGCGAACGAGCTGAAGAAGCGGTATTTCCGCTGGCTGTGCCAGCTCGTTCAGAACGGGAAATTTACGGGGTTTCGATCCTATCAGGAGCTCCTCGGCTGCCTTGCGGAACAGGAGTTTACCTGGACCGTGGAGATGGACGAGAACCGCGCCAGAGACGGAATCGAGCTCCGCTACCGTTTTGGCTGCGAGATGGGCTATGACTACCGCTATGTGGAGACCTTTCTGGACGGCGCGCCCTGCACCGTGCTGGAAATGATGGCGGCCCTCGCCCTGCGGGTGGAGGAGCACCTGATGACCGACCCCCAGTACGGCGACCGCACCGGCCAGTGGTTTTGGGAGATGGTGGTCAATCTGGGCCTGGCGGACATGACCGACGAATACTTTGACCGGCGGAGGGCGGAAAAAACCATCCGCCGGTTTCTGCACCGGCATTATTCCGCCGACGGGCACGGGGGCCTGTTCTGGATTCCCGGCTGCCCGCTGGACCTGAGAAAAATTGAGATCTGGTACCAACTCTGCCATTACCTTTCCGGGAGATACGGAGGGTGAACGCAGTGAACCGAGGACGAGGACACCGCGAGGCGGTACTGCAGTCCGAAGCCCGCAATGAAATGCGGGCCGATAGGAAGGGTGAACGCAGTGAACCGAGGACGAGGACACCGCGAGGCGGTACTGCAGTCCGAAGCCCGCAATGAAATGCGGACCGATATAAAGGGTGAGCGAAGCCCGCAATGAAATGCTGGCCGATAGGAAGGTCAACAATGAAGGGAGAGAAAAATATGGATGAAATGATGAACTGGGTCTACCGGGCGCTGGAGCGCTCCGAAACCCTGATGCGGGATATGGAAAAACGGCTCCGTCGCCAGAAAAAGATAAACCGCCTGTTGTGCTTCGGCGTGGGCGTCCTGAGTTGCGCCGTGGTGCATCTGCTCAATGAGCGCCAGACGGACACCACTCAGCCCGAAGGAGGCGGAACGAATTCTAAGAAAGAGTGAACGCATTTCATTGCGGGCCGATATGAAGGGTGAACACCATGCTCGACTTTGTCACCATTGCGACCCGCCCCACTAAGAGGGGCGTCGTCGAAATCTATCCAAAATTCATCATTAAGAAAAGCGCCGACCTGATGGTCCGGGGCGGCGATTTTTACGCCGTCTGGCTGGAGGAACGGGGCCTGTGGTCCACCGACGAGCAGGACGCGCTGCAGCTGATTGACCGGGAGCTGGACCGCTATGCGGACGAAAACCGGGAACGGCTGGAGGGCCATGTAAAGGTGCTGCACATGTGGGACGCGGAAAGCCGCATGATATCTGTATGGCACCAATACTGCCAGAAGGACATGCGGGATTCCTTCCACATGCTGGATGAGAAGCTCATCTTCCAGAACACGGTCACCGTAAAGAAGGACTACGCCTCCAAAAAGCTGCCCTATCCGCTTGAGGAGGGGCCCACTGACGCCTGGGACCGGCTGACGGGCACGTTATATTCTCCCGAGGAGCGGGCGAAGATCGAATGGGCTATTGGCAGTGTAGTCAGCGGCGATAGTCGGAAGCTGCAGAAGTTCGCGGTGCTCTATGGTGCGGCTGGAACGGGTAAATCCACCATCCTGAATGTGATCGGCCAGCTGTTCGAGGGGTATACATCGGTGTTTGATGCCAAGGCGCTGGGCTCCTCCAGCAACAGCTTTGCGCTGGAGGCCTTCAAGTCCAACCCGCTGGTAGCCATTCAGCACGACGGCGACCTGAGCCGGATCGAGGACAACACCCGCCTGAACTCACTGGTCAGCCACGAGCTGATGACCGTGAACGAAAAGTTCAAGTCCACCTACGCCAACCGCTTCAAGTGCTTCCTGTTCATGGGCACCAACAAGCCCGTGCGCATCACCGACGGCAAGAGCGGCCTCATCCGCCGTTTGATTGATATTTCACCCTCCGGTGACAAGCTGCCCGCTGCAGAGTACAAGCAGGTGATGAAGCAGGTCAGCTTTGAGCTGGGGGCCATTGCCAGCCGATGCCTAGCCTTCTATCGCAGCGACCCGGGCCGATACGATCATTATATTCCAACGGCCATGATGGGGGCCAGCAACGACTTCTATAACTACGTGCTGGACAGCTACCCCGTGTTCCTTAAGGAGGATGGCACCACCCTGAAGGCCGCATGGGAGATGTATAAGACCTACTGCGACGAGGCCAAGGTGGGTTATCCCATGAGCCAGCGTGTGTTTAAGGAGGAGCTGAAGAACTACTTTCGGGAATACCGGGACCGGTGGCAGCAGGAGGACGGCGCCCGGGTGCGCAGCCGGTATACGGGCTTCCGCACGGATGTTTTCGAGGAATCAGAGCCGGAACCGCCGCCTACCAGTACGAAGAGCTGGCTTCAACTGGAGGAGGGCGAGTCCATTCTGGACAAGCTTTGCGCGGACTGCCCGGCCCAGTACGCCAGCGAGCGGGAAACGCCACAGAAGAAGTGGACGGACGTGACAACCACCCTTAAGGAGCTGGACACCCGCCGTTTGCACTATGTGCGAGTGCCGGAAAATCATATTGTGATTGACTTTGACCTGACGGACGAAAACGGAAACAAATGCTTTGAGAAAAACCGGCAGGAGGCAAGCAAGTGGCCGCCCACCTACGCGGAGGTCAGCAAGGGTGGGGCGGGTATTCACCTGCATTATCTTTATTCTGGCGACCCTTCCCGGCTGAGCCGGGTGTACGAGGACCATATCGAGGTGAAGGTATTCACCGGCAGCAGCAGCCTCCGGCGCAGGCTGAGCCGCTGCAACCAGCTGCCTGTCAGCACGATTTCCTCGGGTCTGCCCCTGAAAGGAGAGAAAATGGTCAACTTTGATACCGTCAAAAGTGAAAAAGGGCTTCGGACGCTGATCCTCCGAAACCTGAACAAGGAAATTCACCCCGCCACCAAGCCCAGCGTGGACTTCATCTACAAAATTCTGGAGGATGCCTACGCAAGCGGCCTGCACTACGACGTCACCGACATGCGCAACGGCATTCTGGCCTTCGCTGCCAGCAGCACCCATCAGGCGGACGCCTGCCTGAAGCTGGTGAACAAAATGAAGTTCAAAAGCGACGAGATCTCCGACCCCGCCGTGAACGACGGCAGCGAGCTGGTGTTCTACGATGTGGAGGTCTTCCCCAACCTGTTTCTGGTCAACTGGAAAAAGCAGGGCGAGGGCAAGCCCGTGGTGCGCATGATAAACCCCAAGCCCGCGGAGATCGAGGCCCTGATGAAGTTCCGGCTGGTGGGCTTCAACTGCCGCCGGTACGACAACCATATGCTCTACGCCTGCCTGATGGGCTACGACAACGCCCGGCTGTACACCCTGTCTAACCGCATCGTCACGGGCAGCGCCAACTGCTTCTTCGGCGAGGCGTACAACGTGAGCTATACGGATGTGTACGACTTCAGCAAGAAAAAGCAGAGCCTGAAGAAATGGGAAATCGAGCTGGGCATTCATCACCAGGAGCTGGGTCTGCCCTGGGATCAGCCCGTGCCCGAGGACCAGTGGACGAAGGTGGCGGAATACTGCGACAACGACGTCATCGCCACGGAGAAGGTGTTTGACCACCTGAAGGCGGACTTCACCGCCCGGCAGATTCTGGCGGACGTGGCGGGCATGACCGTGAACGACACCACCAACAGCCTGACCACCCGCATCATCTTCGGCAAAAACCGCACGCCCCAGAGCGCCTTTTCCTACCGGGACATGGGCGAAACCAAAGACAGCGACGACTGCTCCGTGATTGTGGACAAGATGTTCTTTCCCGGAAAGGTGGACGACTTTACCCGCTTTGATATTTCCAACCGGCCGGTCTTTCCCGGCTACCGATACGAAAACGGCAAAAGCACCTACCGGGGCGAGGAGGTGGGCGAAGGCGGCTACGTATACGCCGAGCCCGGCATGTATACGGACGTGGCCCTTCTGGATATTGCCAGCATGCATCCCTCCAGCATTGTGGCAGAGGAGCTGTTCGGGCCGGAGTACACCGCCCGGTTCAAGGAAATTCTGGATGCGCGCATCGCCATCAAGCACCGGGACTTCGAGCGGGCCCGCCAGATGCTGGGCGGGGCGCTGAGCAAGTACCTGACCGACGAAAGCGCAGCGGACGATCTGGCCGGGGCGCTGAAAATCGCCATCAACTCCGTTTACGGGCTGACCAGCGCCAAGTTCGACAACCCCTTCCGGGACAACCGCAATCGGGACAACATCGTGGCCAAGCGGGGCGCGCTGTTCATGATTAACCTAAAGCATGCCGTGCAGGAGCGGGGCTTTTCCGTGGCCCACATCAAAACCGACTCCATCAAAATTCCCGGCGCGACCAACGAGATCATCGCCTTTGTGATGGAGTACGGCAGGCGTTACGGCTACAACTTTGAGCACGAGGCCACCTATGCCCGCATGTGCCTGGTGAACGACGCCGTGTACATCGCCAAATACGCGGACGGGGACTGGTGCCGGGAACGGTACGGATATTCTCCCAAGGACTGTGTCAAGCACGGCGGCCAATGGACGGCCACCGGCGCGCAGTTTGCAGTGCCCTATGTGTTCAAGACCCTGTTCAGCAAGGAAGAACTTTGCTTTGAGGACCTGTGCGAAACCAAGGCCGTCACCAGCAGCCTGTACCTGGACATGAACGAGGGCCTGCCGGAGGATGAGCACCGCTACCGCTTTGTGGGCAAGGTCGGCCAGTTCTGCCCCATCCTGCCCGGCAGGGGCGGCGGGCTGCTGCTTCGGGAAAAGGACGGCAAGTATTCCGCCGCCACAGGCAGCAAGGGCTACCGCTGGCTGGAGTCGGAAATGGTGCGCACCCTTGGCAAGGAGCAGGATATTGACCGGGGCTATTACCGGAATCTGGCGGACGACGCTGCGGATGCCATTCGTCAGTACGGCGATTTCGAGGGCTTTACCGCGTAGCCGTCCGCGGCAAAAACCACACCTATTACGGAGGAAAGCATCGGGCTTTCTTCTTGACAGGGAAAGGGGGATTTTCTATACTAAGGAGGGTACGCAAGTGCCTATTATATCCGTATTCGAGGGCATCATCATCACGATGCACTGCGAAAAAGGCGAACGGCATCATACGCCCCACTTTCATGTACGGTACGGCGACCATACGGCAGCAGTGACCCTGGAGGGAGAAATTCTGAGGGGATTTCTGCCGCGGAAGCAGGCCCGCTACGTTAAAGCCTGGGCAGCAAAGCACTACAACGAATTGGTAGCAAACTGGCATCTGACACTCACAAACCGGGAACCAGTCCGAATTGATCCCCTGATCGTCAGGGGAAAATAAACAGATAAGGGAGGCGGAACGGATGAGAAAACAGAGAGTGCCCATGCCGCCGGATGCGGCGGAGGTCTTAAGCGCCCGGGACGGCATGCTGCGGGTACGCTTCCGCAACGGCGAAATTCGGGATTTCGACGCCAGGAAGGAGCTGTTCTGCCGCCCGTACTATCAGGAGCTGGCGAAGGATCCGGTGCTGTTTCAGACGGCGCACGTGAATTACGGAACCGTGGTATGGAACAGCAAGCTGGATATTGACCCGGAATGGCTGTACGAAGACAGCGTATTGGTTCATTAAAAACCCCATCATCCCTGTCAGGAGGAACTGCGAAAAGCGGTTCCTCTTTTCTTTATATTTTCCTAAAAATACCAAAGGCCAAAAATTGAAAAAAAGGAGACTGATTCTAATGGAAAAGCGTATTCCCAACATCTCCATCGCAGACGCCCGGATCCTGTTCCGCAACTTTGCGGGCAATGAAACCAAGTACAACCGCAAGGGCTGCCGCAACTTCTGCGTGGTCATCGAGGACCCGGCCATGGCCCAGCAGCTGTCTGAGGACGGATGGAACATCCGCGTGCTGGCGCCTCGGGATGAGGACGAAGCGCCCCGCCATTACCTGCAGGTGGCCGTCAGCTTTGACCATATTCCTCCGAAAATTTACATGGTGACCCGCAAAGTCATGACCGAGCTGACCGAGGACACCATTTCCACGCTGGACTACGCGGAGCTGTGCATTGTTGACGTGGTCATCCGCCCCTATCAGTGGGAGGTCAACGGAAAGACCGGCGTGAAGGCATACCTGAAGACGATGTATGCCACCCTTGAAGAGGACGAATTCGCGGAGAAGTATGCAGCCATGGAGTACCCCGGAGAGGAGCCCTTCTGATGAGGTGTTTATATTGCATTGTCGGCCCCAGCGGCAGCGGCAAGAGCACACTGGCCGCTCAGCTGGCCATGAAGCGCCGCATGACCCCGGTGGTCAGCCGCACCACTCGTCCGCCCCGGTATCCAAACGAGCCGGGGCACATTTTTACGGATGAAAAATGGTTTCAGGATCAGCGGCACAATCTGGCAGCCTACACCAAATACGACGGCTACCACTACGGCGTTACCTTTGAAGAGCTTTCCCGCTGCGACCTGTACGTCATCGACCCGGCAGGGCTTCTGACCCTGCGGCAGCGCTGCAAAAAGAAGCTGCGCGTGATCTGGCTGGATATTTCGGAAAGAGCCGCCAAGGGACGGATGCTGGCCCGGGGCGACGACGAGCAGCAGGCCCTGCGCCGCATCCGGGAGGATCAGGAGCGCTTCTCCCCCGCCATGAAGGCGCTGGTGCAGCCGGACCTTGTGCTGCTCAGTGATATTTTCCCGCCGGAGGCCATTTACAACATCGTGCTGAAATTCATCGGAGAAAACGAGTATTGGAGTTGGAAATATGTCTAAATGGTGCAACCCTCTGGATGGATATTTCATGAGAAGACAACAGGAACAGCTCGAAAAGGAAGGAGTCAAAACCATTATGAATGCAGACCTCAATACCCGCGACACGATCCCATCCAATAACCTGAACGATATTTTCACCTGCCCGTGTGCTACGACCACCAGCACCGGTGATCTTCAGCCGAGCAGGCGGACCTACACGCCATATATCAATGGTGCCCATGGATACATCCCCAAGGAGTACACTTCCGATAGCAGCGACGGCTTCATCGTGGACAACACCATCATCCCTAAGCACATCGCCCGCCGGGGCCGCACCACCGTGGTGTGGTGGACGGACGGCAGCAAGACCCATGTGGTGCTGGAGGATGGCAAGCCGGACTGCGGCACTTTCGCGGCCTTCTGCATCGCCTACGCTAAGCGTTGCTTCGGCAGCACCTCGGCACTCTCCCATGCAGTGGATCAGGCGGATGAGGAGCGGAAGAATGCCCGCGACCGGCGGCTTCGGGCGGAAGAGAAAAAGGCAAGGGCGGAGAAGCGCCGCCTGGAGCAGGAGCACGAACGTCAGGGCTGGGAGGGCCTTGTGCGGATGCATATGGCCGAAATGCGCCTGAAGCGGGAGGCCCACCGCCGTCTGGACGAGGAAGGGCACTGACCATGGCGGGCGTCTCCCTGTACCCGTACCAGATGGAGGCCGTGCGGAAAATGCGCAATGGGTGCATCCTGTGCGGCGGCGTGGGCAGCGGCAAAAGCCGCACCGCCCTTGGCTACTACTACCTCCAGCAGGGCGGTGTGCTGGGGCCGGAAAACTACGTGCGCATGCAAGACCCCCGCGACCTGTACATCATCACCACAGCCCGGAAGCGGGACACGCTGGAATGGGAGGCAGAGCTGGCTCCCTTCGGCCTGTCCATCAAGCCGGAGGAGAACCCCTACGGCGTCCGGGTGGTGGTGGACAGCTGGAACAATATTCCAAAATACGCAGCCGTCACCGGCGCGTTTTTTCTTTTTGATGAGCAGCGGGTGGTGGGCAGCGGCAGCTGGGTAAAGGCCTTTCTGAAAATCGCTAAGGCCAACCAGTGGATCCTGCTGTCCGCCACTCCGGGGGACACGTGGAGCGATTATATTCCCGTGTTTCTGGCCAACGGCTTCTACAAAAACCGCACGGCCTTCCTGCGGGAGCACGTGGTGTACAATCCCCGCACGCCCTTCCCCCAGATTGACCGGTACCTGAACACCGGCAAGCTGCTCCGGCTCCGCAATGAAATTCTGGTCACCATGGACTTCCACCGGGAAACGGTGGCCCACCACGAGGACGTGTACGCAGACTATGATATTCTGCGCTACAAGGGCCTTTTCCGGGACCGGTGGAACCCCTGGACCGGGGAGCCGGTGAAGAACGCCAGCGAGCTGTGCTACAACCTGCGCCGGGTGGTCAACGAGGACGACAGCCGACAGCTTCATCTGCTTGCTCTGCTGGAGAAGCACCCCCGGGCCATCGTCTTCTACAACTTCGACTACGAGCTGGATATTCTGAAAGGCCTTGCCTACGCCCCCGGCACGGAGGTGGCCCAGTGGAACGGCCACGCCCATCAGCCGGTGCCCAAGGGCAAAAGCTGGGTGTATCTGGTGCAGTACACCGCGGGCTGCGAGGGCTGGAACTGCATCACCACCGATACCACGGTGTTCTACTCCCAGAACTACTCCTACAAGGTGATGACACAGGCCGCCGGACGCATTGACCGGCTGAACACCCCCTACACGGATTTATATTACTACCACTTCAAAAGCCGGGCGGGCATTGATCTGGCCATTGCCCGGGCCTTGAGCCAGAAGAAACAATTCAATGAAAGGAAGTGGGTCAAATGGCCATCTACCCAAAGCTGAATGCCCAAATGGAGTTTCCCAATGATCTCCCATGCGCCACCTGCTCCGAGCTGAGCCCCATCGTTTATGTGGATCATCTGTGCGCCGACGGCGAGATTATTTCCCGGAATATTGTGTGCAAATGTGACCACTTGGAGGCCTGCCGGGCCATCCAGCGGCAGCTGAAGGAAAGGATGAATCTGCATGAACCGGACAACCCCAACGGGTGAGCTGCCTTTCTCCTTCCAAACCTGTCAGGGCTGCCCTAATCGAAGCCTCAGCTGTCGGACCGGCTGCGCCGGGTGGCAGCACCGGGAGGCGGAAAAGCAGGAGCGCTACCGGCGGGCCCAGGCAGCCCGGGACGGCTGGATGACCAGCCCTCTCATCCTGCAGTATTCCCGCAAAAAATGGCGGCGGCAGAAATTGGGAAAGAAGGGATAGCCATGCTCAGAGCCCATCTGGCGGAGAAGTACGCCAATGGGGACGCCCGCTGGGTCTTCTCCCTGCCCGCGTCCCTGTCCCTTAGCGAGCTGCTTCGGCAGCTTCCCGCCCGGGAGAAAAAAGCGTGCTTCCTTCTGGAAATTACCGACCCGGACACGCTGGTGATCGAGCTGGACGGCCTGCCCAAAGGGAAGCCTATATCGGCCCGGTGCCTGAACCGCTTCATTCTGGCGCGGCAGGTGCTTCAGGCGGAGTACGTGGTTTCCCCTACCGGCCCCACGGGATATTTCATCCGCATCTCGTCCGCGAAAGCCGCAGCCCCTCTTTCGGAGAAACCTGAAAAAAGAAAGGGCTGACAAACATGACGGAAAAACGGGAAAAGCTTCTGGCGCGTCTCTGCCTGATTCTGCTGGCGATGGGATTTCTGGCCGTAGGCGGCCGCAGTGTGAAACAAATCTTTGATATTCACCTGCGAGACTACGCAGCCGAACACCCCCATCACGCCATCCGGATCGAGGAGGAAGCGCCCGCGGAAGAACGGCACCCCAGCATTACCTACTCGTATTACTCGGCAATGAATTTCAGATAAATCCATGGCGAAGAGCTGCTGAAAAAAAAAACAGTAGCTCTTTTATTTTTTACAAAAGGAGCCCTGTGAAGCATGAAAACGAGCAAAAGCATTCGAATGACCCTGTGGATATTTTCTCTATTGGTCTGCCTGACTGTTCTCCCCGCCTATGGGGAAACCTACTACTGCACCGCCCCCAGCGGCCTGAACTGCCGGTGGGAGCCCAACCGGAAGGCGAGGGTAGAAACCATTCTGGCCTATGGCGACAGCGTTGACGTGCTGGCCATTGACGGCGGCTGGGCCAACGTCTGGGCCGGGGACAGCCTGTGGTGCTGCCTGGACTACCTGAGCCTGACCCCGCCCACGGACGAGCCCCAGCAGGGCGTCATCGACGCGGACGGACGGGTAGCCCTCCGGGAAACGCCCGACGGCAAGCGGGTCGGCTGGCTGAAGCCTGGCGCGAAGGTGGAGATTCTGGGCACGCTGGACGGCTGGGTACGGACGGCCAAGGGCTACGTGGCCGCGGAATATGTTGCCCCCTCGGAGGATTTCTGATATACTAAAATTGCAACCGAGGGTGAATGCAGTGAACCGAGTAAAAGGAGGTCACGTTATGCTTTACACCATTCCCGAACTGAAAACCATTGTGGCCCCCGTGGCGCGGAAGCACGGCGTGCGCCGGGTGACGGTCTTCGGCTCCTACGGACGGGGCGAGGCCACCGAGCGCAGCGACGTGGACCTGTGCATCGACAAGGGCAGCCTGCGGAGTCTGCTTCAGCTTATCGCCTTCCAGCAGGACATGGAAGAAGCCCTGAAAACGCCGGTGGACGTGGTCACCAATGACAGCAGCGACCAGCGCTTTCTGGACGGCATTCGAAAGGACGAGGTGATTCTGTATGAGCAATAGAGATCAGATGATATTCTCCCACATCGTGGAATACTGCAATCAGGTCCGGCAGGCCATTGACGTGTTTGGGGATGATGAAGCCGTCTTTCTGACAAATCAGGTCTATCAGAACGCCTGCTGCATGTGCCTTTTGCAGATTGGTGAGTTGGCGGGCAAGCTGAGTCCGGAAGCACTGGCCGAAACTGCGGATATTCCCTGGAAGCAGATTCGCGGCCTGCGAAACATCTGCGCCCACAGCTACGGCAGTTTAACGCTGCCTAACGTATGGGTCACCCTGACGGAAGACGTGCCGGAACTGAAGAAAAAATGTGAAAGATTTCTGTAATCGAAAAAATACCGGAAGAGCTCTCGAAAAAATCGAGGGCTCTTTTTCATTGGCCAAAAATAGGAGGAAAGCATGATGTCCTTACGGGAATGCCCCGACTGTGGGGCTCGCACCTATGTAACCGAAAGCCGGGAGGACGCCGACGGTAACATCCGCCGGTACCGGGTCTGTCACGAATGCGGACGGCGCTGGAAGACCATTGAACGCTTGATATTGGAGGATAAGTCAAATGACACAGAAACAAATGGGGCCCTTGCTGGCGTCCGCTGCAGTGGAGGAGCTGCAACGCGGGAACAGGTCATTCAATCTCTTCTGCGCCAGCTCTCTGATGCGATATTTCAATAACGACTGGGGCGAGATCAGCCAGGAGGACCGGGAAATGAACGATCATGCCCTGCAAAGCGGCGGCGAGCGCATCATGGCCAGCTACAATTTTCCGGACGGCACCCACTGGGGCGGCGAGGACTGCCTGTGGATCGTCACGGAGGCGGACGGAAGCAGCACCACCCTGCTGTTTCCCGGGGAGTATTGATTCCGCGAAAAAAACAGCCCTCTTTATGAAAAGGAGGTGCTCTATATGGGCAAAAAATGGGAAAAAACCAAGGAATTTTGTAAGAAAAATGCTGGCTGGATCATTGCAGTCGGAGCCGGTGCTATTGTGAGCGGCAAAATTGGAAATAGGCATTGCGCAAATGTGCGAGCGAAAAACCAATACGCCGTTGTAGCGGATGCACTGAAACGAACGGGTGAAACAACGGTCAGAATTTATAATCCGAAAGAATCCGGAATTGGTAAACCCGTAGCGGTCATATTCAAGGTCATCGACGATTCAATGAAGGAGAGCTGAACAAGCTCTCTTTCTTTTACGCCCCGCATTTTTGAAAAAATGAAAAAAAAGGAGAGAAACAACATGAGCGGCATATCCAAATGGGCTGACCGGGAGGTACGGCTTGCCTGCCAGAGGGAGAACCCCAACTACGAAGAAGGAGAATTCGATTACGGCTGCGTCTGCTACCAGTCCGCCCTGAAGGCGTTTGAATCTGTCGTTTCGGACGGCCACAGCGGGGCCAGCGTCCAGTATACCCGCTGGATCCTGAACCGGCTGCTGCAGTGCAAGCCCCTGACCCCCATCGAGGATACCCCGGATATTTGGAACAAGCAGGAGGATTTTCCTACCCGGGACGGCTCCGAGGTGTATCAGTGCAAGCGGATGTCTTCCCTATGGAAGCACGTGCTCCCGAATGGCACGGTTTATTATGTTGATAACGACGCTTATATCGGCGTGGACGAAAATGATCCGGTCGTCACCTTCCACAGCTATCTGGTTAGCAAGATCGGCCGGGAGATGATGCCGGTCACACTGCCTTACTGGCCCAACGACAGGCCCCTTTATATTTTCATCTCCGAATTTCTGTTTGACAAGGCCAACGGGGACTTTGACACGGTGCATATTCACCGGGCGAAGACCAGCGACGGCACCCTCATCCCCATTGACCGATATTTTAAGGAGGGGGCGGACGATTGGGAAGAGATCGACCGGGAGGAGTTCGAATTCCGGAAGAAAAACGACAAGCGGGAAAGAGAGGGTGCGGACGATGTCAATCATCAAAATCTGTGACCTGTGCGGAAAGCAGTGCCCCGAGGGCGAGGCCCTTCAGCTGCGCATCCAGCAGACTCCCATCGCCTTCACCTTTCAGACCGTGGATATTTGCAAGGACTGCGACGAATGGCTGAGCGTGCAGATGGACAAGCGGAGAAAGGACAGCACGCCTATTAGAAAGGAAGAAACGCATCATGCTGAAGATTAAAAATCTCGAAATTCATGGCTGGGAGCCCGCCGTCCGCGGCATGCGGAACCCCAAAAACAGCTGGGTGAAGAGCGACAGCGGCCTCGGATGCCGTTCGGAGCAGGAGGGGACTTTTTTTTGCCATGAATGCACCTCCGGCTGCTGGAATCCGAGCCATGTTCTGGGCGAAAACGACCTGCATCTGGCGGAAACCCTTGCCAGCGCCGGGACGGACCATCGCAAATTTCTGCGGATGATTGCCGTCTATCTGGACGTAATCGCCCCCCTGTACTGGTGGAAGGAGTACGACACCTACAAGGTGGGCACGGTGGCCAACTCGTGCAGTACCATGCACAAGATTGCGGAGAAGGAGTTCACGCTGGAAGATTTCAGCTGCGAGCATTTGGGAGTGTACATTCCGGCTGAGAAAAATGACGGAGAAGAGTGCTTTCAAAATTTGTGGCCGGTACTGATGCAAAATATTATTGCAGCTTTGAACAATGCACGGAATTACTACCTTCGTGAAAACGATCCAGAACTGAAGAAAGCTTATTGGTGGCAGATGATCCAGCTCCTGCCCAGCAGCTACAACCAGCGCCGGACGCTGATGCTCAATTACGAGGTGTTGGCAAACATTTACAATGCCCGCCGGAATCACAAGCTGGACGAGTGGCATACCTTCTGTGACTGGATTGAAGCGCTCCCCTACGCCCAGCTCATTACCGGAAAAGAAACAGCCGCCTCATCCCATCAGGCCCTGCCGGACCTTTCCCTGGGCGCGGGGCTGCTGAAAGAAGCGGAAAAGTGAGGTGAACCCCGATGGAAACCCATGACAAGGAAGTGCGGTATGATCTGTACTGCCGCACGTGCAAGCATAAGGACACCCCTCAGGCGGACGATCCCTGCGACGAATGTCTGTCCACCCCCATGAACGAAGGCTCGGTGAAGCCTGTCAATTACGAGAAAGCGAGGGATTAGTATGTTCGGCTACACCTTTTACCGGGGCCGTATTTTGAAAAAACGCCGTAACCTGAAGCGGGATGCCCGAATGGCTATGGCGCTCTGGTTCTATCGTCAAAAGCTGGGCCCCGTGGATTCTTCCCCCGGTCAGGGAAAGGCGGGCGGCTGATGGAGCGGGATATTCTGACGACGATTCTCTTCATCATCACCGTTGTTATCGCCCTGCTGGCCCGCAGACGGTTCAAGCAGACCGGAGGCGGACTGGAAAAAGCTGTATGGCTGTACTGGAGCCTGCTGGCTGTTCGCTATGTCTTTGATATTCTTCAAATGAGGTGACAAGTATGGATACCCCAAAACCACAGGAACGCCCCTCCAAGGAGGAATACTATTTCAACATTGCTTTGGCTGTAGCCATGCGCAGCACCTGTCTTCGGCGAAAATACGGTGCGGTCATCGTGAAGGATGACCATATCATCTCTACCGGCTATAATGGCTCTGCCCGGGGCGAGCAGAATTGTACGGACGTGGGCCTGTGCCTTCGAGAGGAACAGAACATCCCTCACGGCGAGCGGTACGAGCTATGCCAGGCCGTTCACGCGGAGGCGAACGCTATTCTGAATGCTGACCCGGCGGACATGATCGGCGCAACCTTATATCTGGCGGGCTGGGAAAACGGAAAGATCATTCCACGGCCTGTTCCCTGTGCCATGTGTGCCCGGCTGATTCGGAACGCTCGCATCGGCAAGGTGGTCACTTGCCGCTATAAAAAGGAGCACTATCTGCACTAAAGCTCATTGATATTCTATCTGTAGCTCAGTAAAAAGGAGGAATTCCCATGTATTTCAGTCTTCGCAATGGTTCCCTGATGGATAGCCGGGAGGTGCGCAAGGTGGCGCTGGCCCTTGGCATGCGCCTGAAGGACGACGCGGCGGTACGTGCTTTCGCACTGGGCCTGCCAGGCGTGGCCTACTGCGTGGAGCGCCCAAGTGTCAAGTATCTGGCCGCCCACGATCTTCTGTATGATGCGGTACGCCTGTACTACGACAGCCACAAGGCTCAGGGCATCACCATGAAGGAAGCCAGGGAACGGGTGCTGGCCCTGAAGGAGGCGTGGGCTCAGTCCGGCGTACAGCTGACGGCCCGGGGCTTCGAGGCCCTGCCGGATGAGGAGCGCGCCGAGCTGATCTCTGCTATGCACCGGCTGTTCTGCGAGGAGGGCAAGTCGCTGGAAGAAGCAGCGGATCTTCTGCATGTGACAGAGGGCCTGTCCAGGCACCTTTTGCAGCTGTGGGACGACGCCCACCTTTCCGCGTAAAAAACACTCGCTATTATGAATCCGAAAAAGGATCACATTTTGAAGGAGGATATTCATCATGGAAACCAATGAAATGAAGGAAACCAAGACCACCATCAAGGAAAAATGGGAAAATCTGAAGGAGAAAAAATGGTTCCGCAGGACGGTCATCGGCCTGGGCATCGGCGCTGGAATCGGCGGCGCGGTGTTCGGCTTGAAGAAGCTCTGCGGCTCCACCACCACCCCGGAGGCGCTCCCGGAATTGACGGAGAATGCGGTGAATCTGACGGAGGAAACCGTGGAACATCTGGACTGAAAAGAGACGGATTTTCGGTAGAAAAGGGAGGGCTGACATCGGTCAGTCCCTCTTCTTTTTCGGCCCGCATTTCATTGCGGACTTCGGGCCTGCGGTACCGCTGCGCGGTGTCCTCGGGCCCTCGGTTCGCTTCGCTCACCCTCCATATGATCGCCCACTTTGGTATTGGAAAAGTGGCCGTGCGCCCACTTTTTGTGGGTTTTGGGCAAATTTGAGAGCCGGCCAAAACGGCTTCAGACGAAAAAAGCCCAAAAAAAGTGGGTTTTCGCCCACTTTTATTTCAAAAGTGGGCAGCCGCAAACCGTTGATGCATAACGGTTTGCGGGCCTCTGCCCACTTTGCCCACTTTTTTTCTTTATTTATGCGTGGAAAAAAAATAAAGAAATATAGAGAAATAGCGTCACCAAAGTGGGCTTTTGGCCACGGGCCCTTTTACCCCCGAAAATCGCAGCAAAGGAGAGAAAAAAAAGATGGGCTGGATATTCTCGTTAGCGGCCTTCATCGTGGCCATCGTTCGCCAGAACATGACCCTGATGATCGCGTCCGGACTGTTCGCCATCGCGGGCAGTATTTCCTTCGGGGCCGTCACCCTGCGGGGGCAGCGGGAGAAGGAGTGCAAGGACCGGCGGGAGCTTTGGAAAAACATTCTGACCTCGCTGGCGAAGCAGAAGCCTTCGAATTAGGCTGGAGCCGCCGTCCTGTCTTGCGGAACGAATGAACTGGTGCTATGATAAAGACCCGAGCATTCGAAATCTATCAAAACAGGAGGACGCCCCATGAGCTGGTATGACGACGATGATTACAGTGACATTTACGATCCCGACGACGATACGGACTACGAAGCCGAAGAGGCCGACGAGAAGCACATGGCGGAATTCGCCAAAACCTTCGTGAAGGGCGACTGCCCCCGCTGCGGCGGCAAGGACACCGTCACCGACTCCGACGGCGTGTGCTACTTCTGCCACCAGTGCCATTTCGTCTTCGGCCCCACCGAGTATCTGAGCTGGGCTTCCGGCATTTCGTCCTACAAAAATACCGGCTCCGTCTGGGGCGACGATTACGACGACGTGTATGAACCATAACTGAACTGGCGACAGGGCTTGATAAAATCAGGCCCTGTTTTTTCATCCGCGAAAAAAACAGCCCCTTTTATGAAGAGAAGGAGAAATTTATCTCCTTTTCTTTTTTATTTGGTCTGAAAGGAGGCGCTGCGAATGCTGGAAAACCGCTTCAAGACCCGGCTGTGCCGGAAGCTGCGGGACCTGTTTCCGGGCTGCGTGATTCTGCATCCCAACCCCAACGAAACCCAGGGTATTCCTGATCTGGTGGTTTTGTATCGGAACCGCTGGGCCGCGCTGGAGGGCAAGCAGTCCCCCACCAGCCCGCACCGCCCCAATCAGCAGTATTACGTGGAGAAAATGAACCAGATGTCCTTCGCCGCATTCATCTATCCGGAAAACGAGGAGGAGGTACTCCATGGACTTCAACAGACATTTGGACCTTGAGGGGCAGCACGCCTTTCTGGGGGCCAGCAAATACCATTGGATCAACTACACCGACGACAAGCTGGCGGAAAGCTACCAGAACTTTCTGGCGGTGCAGCGGGGCACGGAGCTTCACGCCTTCGCCGCTCAGGCCATCCGCCACGGCATCAAGCTGCAGAAGAGCGCCAAGACGCTGAACATGTACGTCAACGATGCCATCGGCTTCAAAATGACGCCGGAGCAGGTGCTGTACTATTCTGAAAACTGCTTCGGCACCGCGGACGCCATCAGCTTCCGCAATGATTTTCTTCGCATCCACGACCTGAAGACCGGCGCGGTTCCGGCCCACATGGAGCAGCTGCGCATCTATGCCGCGCTCTTCTGTCTGGAATACCGGCGCAAGCCCGCGGATATTCCCATGGAGCTGCGCATCTACCAGAACGACGAGGTGCTTTACGACAAGCCGGACCCGGCTGATATTTCCGCCATCATGGAGCGGATCGTCCGGGCGGACGAGATCATCCGGGCCATGAAGCGAAGGGAGGCTGCCTGAGATGGGCCGCGTGAACGATGATATTTTAATGCACTACGGCATCAAGCGGCGTTCCGGCCGCTATCCCTGGGGCTCGGGCGACAAGCCCTTCCAGCGCAGCGGCGACTTCCTCAGCCGGGTGGAGAGCCTGCGGGGCAATGGATATTCCGAAAAGGACGTGGCCCGGGAGATGAACATTTCCACCACTGAGCTTCGCCGCTACGTCACTGCCGCCAAGCACGAGCGGCGCAATCTGGAGATCGACCGCATCAAGAGCCTGCGGGCCGACGGCCTGACCACCGCGGAAATCGCCCGGCAGATGGGCAAGAACGAGTCCTCCATCCGGGCGCTGGAAAACAGCGCGGTAGCCGAGCGGAAGAATCAGGCCCAGGCCACGGCGGATATTCTCCGCCGCCAGCTGGAAGTAAAGAGCATGATCGATGTGGGCGCGGGCGTGGAAACCGAGCTGGGCATTTCCAAGTCCAAGCTGCGGGAAGCGCTGATGATCCTTGAAAACGAAGGCTACAACGTCTACGGCGGCGGCATTCCGCAGGTGACCAACCCCGGCAAGCAGTCCAACACCATTGTCCTCACCCGGCCTGAGATCCCGGAGAAGGATATTTACCAGAAGGTGGGCGAGATTCAGTCCGTCATGGACTACCACTCCGACGACGGCGGCTTCACCTACCGGGAGCGCCAGTACCCGGCCAGCATCGACTCCAGCCGGGTGGACATCCGCTACGGCGATCAGGGCGGCGTCAGCAAGGACGGCGTCATCGAAATTCGCCGGGGCGTGGCCGATCTGGACCTGGGCAACGCCCACTACGCGCAGGTGCGCATTCTGGTGGACGGCGACCACTACCTTAAGGGCATGGCCATGTATTCTGACAGCATCCCCGAGGGCAAGGACATCGTCTTCAACACCAACAAGAAGTCCGGCACCGACAAGATGGACGTGCTCAAGGAGATCAAGCACGACGATCCCACCAACCCTTTCGGTGCGTACATCAAGGCTGAAGGGCAGAGCTATTATACCGACAAGGACGGCAAGCAGCACCTCTCCGCCATCAACAAGCTGAAGGAGGAGGGCGACTGGGACACCATGAGCCGTACCCTGTCCTCCCAGTTTCTGGGCAAGCAGCCGCTGAAGCTCATCAAGAGCCAGCTGGACCTGACCTATGACGACGCGGCGGTGCAGTTCGACGAGATCTGCTCCTACACTAACCCCACCATCAAGAAAAAGATGCTGCTGGACTTCGCCAACCAATGCGACGGAGCCACCGTCCACCTGAAGGCGGCGGCCCTTCCCCGGCAGTCCACGCAGGTCATTCTGCCGCTGGACGGCATCAGCGACACGGAGATCTACGCCCCCAACTACCGCAACGGCGAGCAGGTGGCACTGGTCCGCTATCCCCATGGCGGCACCTTTGAGATCCCCGTGCTGACCGTCAACAACAAGAACCCCTCGGGCAAGAGCCTGCTGGGCAACGTGGCCGACGCGGTGGGCATCAATGCCAAGGTGGCCGAACGCCTGAGCGGAGCGGACTTCGACGGCGACACCGTCACTGTCATTCCGCTGAGCGACCGGGTGCAGATCAAGTCTACCCGTCCCCTGAAGGGGCTGGAGGGCTTTGACCCCAAGACCCAATACGCCGAGCGCCCGGGCATGAAGGTCATGACCAAGGCCATGACCCAGAAGCAGATGGGTATGGTATCTAACCTCATCACCGACATGACCCTGCAGGGCGCCTCTGAGGACGACATCGCCCGGGCCGTGCGCCACTCCATGGTGGTCATCGACGCGGCCAAGCACCATCTGGACTACAAGCAGTCCGAGAAGGACAACGGCATTCAGGAGCTGCGCAGCCGCTACCAGCGCCGCGTGGATCCGGAGACCGGCGAGATCAGGGAGGGCGGAGCCTCCACCCTTTTAAGCCGCAAGAAGCAGACCGTGGAGGTGGCCGAGCGGCAGGGCAGCGGGCGCATCGACCCTGTCACCGGCGAGATGGTCTACAAGACCTCCGGCCGCAAGTACAAGGATGACAAGACCGGCGAGTGGGTGCCCGCCATGGACAAGGTCTCCCTCATGTCCGTCACCAAGGACGTGCGCAGCCTGTCCTCCGGCACCCCGCAGGAGGAGCTGTACGCCGACTACGCCAACCGTATGAAGGCGCTGGCCAACCGGGCGCGGCAGGAGTACCTGGCCACCAAGGAGCCCCCCGCCCTTTCCAGCGCCAGGGAGGCCTACCGGGAGGAGGTGGACACGCTGGAGGCCAAACTGCAGATCGCCATGAAGAACGCGCCCCGGGAGCGCCGGGCCCAGGCCATTGCCAACTCCCGCATCAAGGCCCAGCAGGACGACAACCCCGGCATGGACAAGAAGGCCCTGCGCAAGCTGCGGGATCAGGCTATCTATGACGCCCGGGCGCAGGTGGGGGCCAACGGCAAGGACACCCGCATCACCATCACCGACCGGGAATGGGAGGCCATTCAGGCCCGCGCCATCAGCCCTACCAAGCTGACCGCCATTCTGCGCTACTGCAAGGACAACGAGGTCACTCAGCGCGCCTTGCCCCAGACACGGGCCAAGGTCACGCCTGCCAAGCAGGCCCGCATCGACTCTATGCTCGCCTCCGGCTACACCTATTCGCAGATCGCCGACGCGCTGAATCTTTCTACCTCTACCGTTTCCAACTACGCCCGCGGCGCAGACTGAAGGTGGTGAATGTATGGCAAAATGTGCGCTTTCTACTCGGGACAATCCCTTTGATCCCTTTCTTCAATTCAATTCATGGTGGGCGTTCGACCAGGAGCATCACTATTTCTCCTGCGAGCGCCTCGACCGCTTCGCTCACACCTCTGATTCCCTGACCGATCAGGAAAACGAGGCTGAAATCGAGCGGGCCATTGACGACATCATCGCCCACGATCCCACTGGCCTGTATGTCAAGGTCCAGCGCGATCTCCCTGACGACTGATGCTCGCCTTTCCGGCTTCCTTCCGCGCTGCATCGCCGCAAAGCTGCGTGTTTTCCGGCCCTGCAGCGCGGGTTTCTTTTGCATGCACGGCGCTTTCCCCTTCCCATATAGGAGGGGGGTCCGCCAAAAACACACCCCCTCCTGCATCGCGCGCCTCCTTGAAAATTCTCCGGGGGTAGGTTTTGGGAGGTGTTTTTACTTTTTGCCGGGGTATTTGAACGAGCCTACAGAGTGTTTCTCTCCTTTCTTTCATATGAAACCTCCTGCCATATTGGTTTCTCCTTTCATCGGATCGCTTACCGCCAACAAAACTCTGTAGGTTCCTTCAAGTACCCTAGAAAAACGATAAGGATACAGCTGTACCCTTTACTGAAACAAACTGAGAGGAGGCAGAAAAGGTGCCAAAAGTACGAACCGGTAGCTCTTCTGGCTCCGGGAAAAGAATCAGACCGGCGCTTACACCGGAAGCACGGGAGCAGCAGCTGATCGGGCTGGCGGTTGACCTGGTGGAGAAGCGGCTTCTGGAGGGAACGGCCAGCTCGCAGGAGGTTACGCACTTTCTGAAGCTGGCATCCACCCGGGAAAAGATGGAACGGGATATTCTCCGGGAACAGGCGAAGCTCATCAAGGCCAAAACGCAGAACCTGGAATCGGTTCAGGAGATCAAGGAGCTGTATGCGAACGCGCTGCAGGCCATGCGCACCTACACCGGCAGCGGCAGGCAGGAGGGCGAATGATCTACCGAACCTATTCCGAGCTGATCCGGCTGCCGACGTTTGAAGAGCGATTCCGATATTTACGGCTGGACGGAAAAATCGGAGACACGACCTTCGGCTACGACCGATACCTGAACCAGATGTTTTACCAGTCGGAGGAATGGCGGTATTTTCGGAACGAGATCATCGTGCGGGATGAAGGCTGCGACCTTGCCATGCCGGGGCACGAAATCCACCCGGCCAGCTGCAAGGACCGGCGGTGGAGCAAAATTCTCATCCACCATCTGAACCCGCTGAGCAAAGAGGATATTCTGGAGCACCGGCGCTGCATCCTGGACCCGGAAAACGTGGTGTGCACCCGAATGACCACCCACAACGCCATCCATTACGGAGACGAATCCCTGCTGCCGAAGGGACCAGTCGTCCGCAGCCAAAACGACATGTGCCCATGGAGGCACTAAAGGAGGAAGCACATGGGCGCAAGTATTCTATTTTCCATTCGGAAGCTGCTGGGCGGCATGTCCGACGACCCGGCGTTTGAAACCGATCTGCTGATCCACATCAACGCCCTGCTTGCGGTGCTGACCCAGCTTGGCGTTGGTCCGGCGGAAGGCATGAGCATTGCGGATGGGTCCACCGCGTGGCGCGACCTGCTGGGGGACGACCCCAAATGGCAGATTGTGCAGACGTGGATGTACCTGCGAACCAAGCTGGTCTTTGACCCGCCGACCATCGGCACGGTTGCCGACAGTATGAAAAAGCAGGCCGACGAGTACGAGTGGCGCATTTCCATACTGGCGGATGAAGAGAAAAGTAAGGATTGAAAAACTTCGGCAAACCTTTTATAATGAAGCAGGCGTAGTGGAGCCATCATATTTCTGCACGATTCGAGGAAGCCACGATGAAATGCAAAAACTGCGGAGCCGACTTGAAATGGGATGCCAAGAAAAAGGAAACGTACTGTCCTTTTTGCGGTTCAAACGGCACAACGACGGTTAGCGATGACGTTTTCATCGCACGAATGAAAAACGATCTTGACCGTGAGCGTCTGAAAGCCGAAAAGCATATGAACAGAACTCATTTCCGCGATTTAAGTCCTAAGGCTCAAAGCAAAATTCTGACCATCGTTATCATTGTCGTTCTTTATCTTCTGCTGCACACGATTCCGACCTGGGAGCGAAACTTCTTTCAGAGTGTGAAAAAAACCTCCGCACCTGAAGTCACCCAGAGTCAGGAAAGCCTGCCGGAGTATGTCCGCACTCCTGCTTCTGCGGAACAATACCTGGGGCGGCAATACGAGGAGGTAGCCCAGGAACTGCGCGACGCGGGTTTTAAGACTGTCTCCACGGCTGGAATGAACGATTTGTCAGACTGGTTATTCTTCAGCAAGAAAGGCGAGGTTGGCAAAGTGGGACGGGTTTCCATCAGAGGAGAAACGGAATTCAATAAAGGAGCCAGATACCAGGAAGATGATCCTGTCATCGTCTACTACCATTCTTACCCGGACAGCAGTGATAACTAAAAGCTATTTTATTTCGCACATCATTTGAGGAAACCAGTTATGAAATGCAAAAACTGCGGAGCCGACCTGAAGCTGGACGCGAAACGAAAAATCACCTATTGCCCTTTCTGCGGTTCGAAGGACCCGATAACGGAAAGCGACGATGTGTTTATCGCACGGATGAAAAATGACCTTGCGCGGGAGAGGCTGAAGCTGGAAAAGAAAAGGTTGAGAAAGCATTTCAGCGATTTGAGCAGGGACGCGCAGGTTGGCATTGTTAGCTTTGTTGCCATATTTATTCTGCTCGGCGGAATGGTTCTTCTTGGTATGACCGCCGGGAAAGATAGCCGTCACACACCGGCTGACATGCGCAGTTATCTGAACCGTCCTTATCAGGAAGTAGCTCAGGAATTGACCGATGCCGGTTTTTCTGCTGTTTCCACTTCCGCAATGGGCGATCTGGCGGACTGGCTGTTTTTCAGCAAGCAGGGCGACGTCGGCAAAGTGGGACGAGTTACGATCAAAGGGGAAGCAGACTTCAAAAAAGGAGACTCCTTCCAGAAAGACGATCCCGTTATTGTTTACTACCATTCCTATCCGAACAACAATGACAACTGAAAAAATCTTCTTTTAGGCCGTCCTTTTGTGGGCGGTCTATTTTTGACCCATAAAAGGAGGGATGACATGCAAAGCGAAGAATTGGCCCATCACGGCATTCTAGGAATGAAGTGGGGCGTGCGCCGTTTCCAGAATAAAGACGGATCTCTTACGGCTGCCGGGAAAAAACGTTACGGCTCCGACGGCGGCGAAGCGGATTCCTCCGGCAGCGGCGGTAAAGCTCAGAGAAAGAAAAACAGGCCCAAGAAGATTTCGGAGATGAGCGACGCGGAGCTTCGGCAAAGGCTGAACCGGCTTCAAATGGAAAAGCAGCTGAAACAGCTGATGAGCGAGCAGGAAGCCGAGAAGCAGAAGAAGGGTGAATCGTTCGTCAAAAGGACGGCCAAGAATTTCATTCAAACGGCCATAAGCGGAAGAGTGGAGAAATGGGCGCAAAGTCTTGGGGAAGGGAAAAAGAAAGAAGAGCCGACAACAAAAATCGACCCCAAGAAAAACCCAGGAGAATATTCTGACAAGGAATTGGACGCCATTCTCAAAAGAGCCCGAAATGACAATGCTTATCAAACAATCGTGCGTGATACCTGGGCATCCAATAAAAGCAGGAACCAGTCCTCTGCCGACATCGTAAACGAGATAAGGGCTCAGGAAAAAGCACGCCGCGAGCACGCCGAAGCGCGAAAGAAGCACCAGAAGACCTACGGCAGTATAAAGGACTGATACCATGCTATCCAACACTGCCACGCCGATTTATTACGGCGAATTTCGAGATTCGGTTCTTCGTGGGGAAATACCTATCAACAAAGAAATCGAAATGCAGATGCACCGGGTTGACGAGAAGATCGCCAATCCGAATTTTTATTATGACGACCAGGCCATTGCCGGTTTTATTGCCTACTGCGAAAACGAGCTGACCCTGACGGACGGGGCGGACCTGAAGCTGCTGGACAGCTTCAAGCTGTGGGCAGAAGACCTGCTGGCCTGGTTTTATTTCGTTGAGCGAACCGTGTACGAACCAAACCCGGACGGTCATGGCGGGCACTACGTTCGCAAGCGGATCAAGCGGCGGCTGACCAACAAGCAGATTCTGATCGTCGCCCGAGGGGCGGCCAAATCCATGTATGCCAGCTGCCTGCAAAACTACTTCCTGAACGTAGACACCAGCACCACCCATCAGATCACGACCGCCCCCACGATGAAGCAGGCGGAAGAGGTGCTTTCCCCCATCCGAACGGCGATTACCCGCGCGCGGGGGCCGCTGTTCAAATTTCTGACGGAAGGCTCCCTTCAGAACACCACCGGCTCCAAGGCCAACCGGACCAAGCTGGCCAGCACGAAAAAGGGCATTGAGAACTTCATGACCGGCTCCATTCTGGAGATACGACCATGGAGCGTGAGCAAGCTGCAGGGGCTTCAGGCCAAAGTGGCCACCATCGACGAATGGCTTTCCGGCGACATCCGGGAGGACATCATCGGCGCGGTGGAGCAGGGCGCGTCCAAACTGGAGGACTACATCATCGTGGCCATCAGCTCCGAGGGCACGGTACGCAACGGACCGGGCGACACGATCAAAATGGAGCTGGCTTCTATCCTGAAGGGCGAAACACCCATGCCCTATGTGTCCATCTGGTGGTACAAGCTGGATTCCATCGACGAGGTAGCCCGGCCCGAAATGTGGCTGAAGGCCAATCCCAATCTAGGAAAGACCGTCACCTACGAAACCTACCAGCGGGACGTGGACAAGATGGAAATTGCCCCGGCGAACCGCAACGACATTCTGGCCAAGCGCTTCGGCATTCCCATGGAGGGGTACACGTACTACTTCACCTATGAAGAAACACTCCCCCATCGCCGCCGCGATTACTGGCAAATGCCGTGCAGCCTGGGGGCTGACCTCTCCCAGGGCGACGACTTCTGCGCCTTCACGTTTCTGTTCCCCATGGCCCGCGGCGCTTTCGGGGTGAAAACCCGGGACTACATTACCTCCCGAACGCTGGACCGGCTGCCCGCCGCCATGCGGGTAAAATACGAAACCTTTCTGCAGGAAGGAAGCCTGGTGGTGATGGACGGCTCCGTGCTGGACATGATGCAGGTATACGACGACCTGGATCAGCACATTACCGACTGCGGCTACGACGTGCGCTCCCTGGGGTACGACCCGTACAATGCCCGGGAGTTTGTGGAACGGTGGCAAAACGAGAACGGCCCCTTCGGCATTGAAAAAGTGATTCAGGGGGCCAAGACGGAATCCGTTCCGCTGGGAGAGTTGAAGAAGCTGTCCGAAGACCGGAAGCTCCTGTTTGACGAAGAACTGATGAGCTACGCCATGGGCAACTGCATCGCCATGGAGGACACCAACGGCAACCGGAAGCTGATGAAAAAACGGTATGACCAGAAGATCGACGCCGTGGCGGCCATGCTAGACGCCTATGTGGCGTATAAGCTGAACCGGGAGGCGTTTGAATGACGAAAGGAGCAACCAATGTCTGAAAACGAACTTATGCACTACGGGGTAAAAGGGATGAAATGGGGAGTACGGAAGGCTTCCTATTACGAATCCAAAATCGGCAGAGCGACAAGAAAAAACCAGTCTCTTGAGCGAAAAGCTTCGAGACTGGAAAAGCGGTACAGCCGCCGGATGAAAAATCCGCTGGTTCGAGCGGGCGACGCTTTCGCCCGTTTCGAGCGCCGTTCCGCCGGAGGCAGCAAAACGGACCGCATCAAAGCCAAAGCGGATCGGATTCGCTATGATATGGAGAACAATCGGAAAACGATCCAGTTCATGCAAACGAAGATGTCTGAGCTGAACCGGGAAAAGTGATTTTTGAGCGGATTACGGATTCTCGTTCGTAGAATCAGGAGCTTCGTCTGATTCAGCGGCGGCAATCTCTTCAGGAGTCATAGCCGATTCCAAAGCAGTCAGGATTTTCTGTGCCTGCTCATCGCTTTCTTTATTTTGTTGGCGAATCTGTTTAATGAGATCAGAAAAGAACCATACCGCCCCAATTGCTGCTCCGCCTATTGCGTAATTCTTCCACTGGGTCAGTTTCGGGACGTAATCTTTCAATCTCTCGACTCCGACTTTCATCTCCCCGTCGCCCAGTTCAGTAAAGAACTGGCTGATTTCGGCAGCATTTTTACTCTTGATGTTTTTCATGAAGGCGGTAATTTTTTGATAGACATCGTTTTTCATTTGTATACCCTCCCTTTCAGTAGCTAAATGATACCACATTTTTGACAAGGAGACAACTGCATATGGATCAATCCCTTGGTTCCAGGCTGAAACACGCCTGGAATGTTTTTATGAACCGGGACCCCACCGGAATGAGCTATCAGGTGCTGGGCGGCGGTTCCTCGTCCCGGCCGGACCGGGTGCGGCTTTCCCGGGGCAACGAGCGATCCGTGGTTACCTCCGTGTACAACCGGATCGCTATGGACGTAGCGGCCATCGGCGTGCGGCATGTGCGGCAGGACCAGAACGGCCGCTTTCTGTACGAAATGGAATCGAGCCTTAACCACTGCCTGACGGTGGAGGCCAACCTGGACCAGACCTCCCGCGCCTTTTACCAGGACATGGTGATGTCCGTGCTGGACGAAGGCGTGGTGGCGGTGGTGCCGACCGTGTATACGTCCAGCCTGAGGGAAGGGAACTTCTACTCCATCTCTTCCCTGCGGACAGGCAAAATCACGGAATGGTTTCCCAACGCCGTGCGGGTGCAGCTCTACAATGAGCAGACCGGCCGGAAGGAAGAAATCATTCGGCCCAAAAACATGGTGGCGATTATCGAAAACCCGCTGTACGCCATCATCAACGAACCCAACTCCACCATGCAGCGGCTGATCCGGAAGCTGAACCTTCTGGACCTGGTGGACGAACAATCGAGTTCGGGCAAGCTGGATCTGATTGTTCAGCTGCCCTACATCATCAAAACCGACGCCCGGCGGGATCAGGCGGAAAAGCGCCGCCGGGACATTGAGGAGCAGCTTTCCGGATCCAAGTACGGTATTGCGTATACCGACGGAACGGAACGGATTACGCAGCTGAACCGGTCCGTTGACAACAACCTGATGTCTCAGATTGAATACCTGACGAGCATGCTGTACAGCCAGTTGGGAATCAGTCAGAGCGTGCTGGATGGAACAGCCAACGAGGAAACCATGCTGAACTATTACGACCGGACGATTGAGCCGATGCTTTCGGCCTTCGTGGACGAGTTCAGGCGCAAGTTTCTGACCCAAACGGCCCGCTCGCAGCTGCAGACCATTTCGTATTTCCGGGATCCATTCAAGCTGGTGCCGGTGAACCAGCTGGCGGAAATTGCGGACAAGTTTACCCGCAATGAAATTGTGACCAGCAATGAGATCCGCCAGATTATCGGCATGAAGCCGTCCGACGACCCGAAAGCCGACGAGCTGCGCAACAGCAACCTGAAGGTATCGGAAGCCGGAGATACGCAGGCGGCGCTCCCACAAGAAACGGGAAAGGATGATGCCGGACTCGTGGAAGACCTGAAGGAGGAAACTCAAAATGGAAGGTAGATATGACTTCAGCGGTTGGGCGACCAAAAACGACCTTCGCTGCTCCGATGGGCGGACCATTCGGCGGGACGCCTTCAAGGAGAACGACGGCAAAACGGTGCCCCTGATCTGGAACCATCAGCATGACAGCCCTGAAGACGTGCTGGGCCATGCCCTGCTGGTGAATAAGCCGGAGGGTGTGTATGCCTACGGCGTTTTCAACAAAACGGAAGCCGGAATGACGGCCAAAAACCTGGTGGATAACGGCGATGTCGTCGGCCTTTCCATCTACGCGAACCAGCTGAAGCAGCGCGGCAGCGACGTGGTGCACGGCATGATTCGTGAGGTCAGTCTGGTGCTGGCCGGTGCAAACCCCGGAGCCTCTATTGATTCCGTCATCCGTCATAGCGACGGCACGGAAACGGTGCTGGAGGACTCCGGGTTTATTTATACCGGCGAGGGGATCGAGTTGTACCATGTCGACGAGCCGGAAAAGAAACAGGAGGATAAGCAGATGGCTGACAACGCGGAAAAGGATTCCGAAAACAAGACCGTTGGCGATGTTTTCGACACGCTGAACGAAGAGCAGAAAAAGGCGGTCTATTACGCGATCGCCGAGGCGTTGGACGATGGAGCCGACGGCCAGGATGAGGAAGACCAGAACGACGAAGACGAGGAGGACACCATTGTGAAGCACAACGTGTTTGACCAGGAAGAAGAAGTCCGTGGCCAGGTGCTGAGCCACAGCGACATGGAGGTTATTTTCAAGGACGGCAAGCGTCTGGGCAGCCTGAAGGAAAGCGTGCTGGCCCATGCCCAGGACTACGGCATTGAGAACATCGGCACGCTGTTCCCCGAACCCAAGGCGCTGACCAACACCCCTGAATTCATCAAGCGGGATGCCGGCTGGGTGGACGACGTGATGAACGGCGTGCATCGCTCCCCCTTCTCCCGGATCAAGTCTGTATTCGCCGACCTGCGGGAGGACGAAGCCCGTGCGCTGGGCTACCTGAAGGGTAACCTGAAAAAGGAAGAGGTCTTCAGCCTGCTGAAGCGCACCACCGCCCCCACCACCATCTACAAGAAGCAGAAGCTGGACCGGGACGATGTGGTGGATATTACCGACTTTGACGTGGTGGCCTGGATCCGTGCTGAAATGCGCGTGATGCTGAACGAGGAAATCGCCCGCGCGGCGCTGATCGGCGACGGCCGTCTGTCCAGCTCCGACGACAAGATCGACGAGAACTGCATCCGCCCCATCTGGACGGAAAACGAGCTGTTCGCCGTCAAGCGCACCATCAACTTTGCCACGGGCGCTACGGATGACACCAAGGCCAAGGCCTTCATCCGCGAGATCATCAAGAGCCGCAAGGATTACAAGGGTTCCGGCAACCCCACCCTGTTCACCACGGAGGACATGCTGACCAACTGCCTGCTGCTGGAGGACACCACCGGTCGCCTGATCTACACCGGCGAGGATCAGCTGCGCACCGCGCTGCGGGTGAAGAAGATTGTGACCGTGCCCGTGATGGAGAACCTGACCCGGAACGACAACGGCACCACCAAGACCCTGCAGGGCATCGTGGTGAACCTGACCGACTACACCATCGGCGCGGACAAGGGCGGCGCTGTCAATGCCTTCGACGATTTCGACATTGACTACAACCAGATGAAGTATCTGATTGAGACCCGCTGCTCCGGCGCGCTGACCAAGCCCTTCTCCGCCATCGTGGTGGAGAGCACCGCTGCCTGAGGAATAGGAGGACAAAAAGATGGATCGCATTTTTGAACAGGCGAAAGACCTGCATGTTCGTGCCACTTACATCTACGGAAAGGCCAGCGACACCGCGGCCTATGTGGACGCTGACTGCACCCAGAAGATGACCGTCAGCCAGATGAAGGAAATCTTCCTGAAGGGCGGCGTGATCCGCATCGGCGAGGCGCTGTACCAGCCGCTGAACTTTACGGTGGCTTCCGCCGGAACCGGCTCGGTCGCCTATGTGAAGGCCGACACCTCCACTGCCACCACGGCTGTGATGGGTGCGCTGACCGCCGTGAAGGACTAAGCGCGGAGAAAGATTCAAAATGGCAAAGTTTCATGGGATGATCGGCTTCGGGCAGGAAGTGGAGGAACGGCCCGGGTACTGGAAGGAGCGCGTGGAGGAGCGGGAGTATTTCGGCGAGCTGAACCGGAATACCCGCAGACTGACCGGCACAGACCAGGTGAACCAGAGCCTGACCGTGACCAATGAAATCAGCCTGGTGGCCGACCCCTATGCCAGAGAGAACTTTCACATGATCCGCTATGCGTGCTTCATGGGAACCAGATGGGAGGTAACCAGCGTGGAGGTGCAGTACCCCCGGCTGGTGCTGACATTGGGAGGGGTGTACAATGCGGCCCCGGCTTGAACTGCATGAGCTTCTGTGCGGGATTCTGGGCAGCCGGAATGTATACTTCCAGCCGCCCGGAACCACCCGGATGAAGTACCCCGCCATTCGTTATGCACGGGAAGACATAATGAAGACACCGGCGGACAATCTTCCCTACGGGCTGACAGCAGCCTATGAAATCATCGTGATAGACGAGGACCCCGACAGCAAGGTGGTGGAGGCTGTGGCGCAGCTTCCCCAATGCCGGTTCATCCGGCACTATGCGGCGGACCGGCTCAATCACGATGTTTTTTTACTTTACTATTAAAAGGAGGATTCCCCTATGAGCAAACTGCAGTGGGATGGAACCGGCGAAAAGCTGTATGAAAACGGCGTAGAGAAGGGCGTACTGTACCCCTACTCCAACAATGCCTACCAGAAGGGCGTGGCGTGGAATGGCCTGACCGCCATCAACCAGAGCCCCTCCGGCGGCGAAATCACCACCCTGTACGCGGACGATCAGGAATACGCCAACATGATGAGCCTGGAGAAATTCGGCCTGACCGTGGAGGCGTACACCTATCCAGAGGAGTTTGAGGCCTGCGACGGCTCCGCCGAGCTGGAAACCGGCGTGACCTTCGGCCAGCAGAACCGCCAGATGTTCGGCCTGAGCTACCAGACCAAGATCGGCAATGACACCGACGGCTTCGACCATGGCTACATTATCCATCTGGTGTACGGCTGCCGGGCCAAGCCCAGCGAGCGCAGCTACTCCACCATCAACGACAGCCCCGAGGCCATCACCCTGAGCTGGGAACTGAGCTGCACGCCTGTGGATGTGGCTGGCCACAAGCCCACCGCCCACATTGCGATCAACTCCAACAAGCTGGACCCGGAAAAGCTAACGAAGTTGGAAGCCATGCTGTACGGCACGGACGCCGGTGCGGAGGGCACCCCCGCCGCCAGCGACCCGAAGCTGCCCCTGCCCAGCGAGCTGGTTACCCTGCTGGCGGCCTGATCTTTCCCCAAATGAACCGGGGCACCGTTTGAACGTGCGGTGCCCCTTTTTTCTGTTTGCAAAGATGAAAGGAGAAACCCCTATGCTGAAAAAGACGATTACCTACACCGATTACAACGGCATGACCCGGACCGAGGACTTCTACTTCAACCTTTCCATGGCCGAAGTGGCTGAAATGGAAATGAGCACCGCGGGCGGACTGGCGGAGATGATCCAGCGGGTGGCCCAGAGCCAGGACGGCCCCAACCTCATCAAGATTTTCAAGGATCTGGTGCTGAAGGCGTATGGTGAAAAGAGCCCGGACGGCAAGCACTTCGTCAAGTCCCCTGAAAAGGCGACGCTGTTTTCCCAGACGGAAGCGTACAGCGAAATTTTTATGGAGCTGGCGACCGACGCGGAGGCTGCCGCCGCCTTTGTGAACGGCATCTTCCCCGCCGACCTGGTGAAGAAGATGGCGGAGCAGGGTCCGGCTGCCTGACGGCTTAGAGGGATGGGAGCATGCTTCGACTGAAAATCGCGCCGACAGAAATGTGGGACGAGCGCAAGCAGGAATTCGTTCAGACAGGCGAGCGGGAACTGATGTTGGAGCACTCCCTGGTTTCCCTCGCCAAATGGGAATCAAAATGGCAAAAGCCCTTTCTGGACCAGAAGCCGAAGACCGGCGATGAAATGCTGGACTACGTGCGCTGCATGACCATCACCCAGAATGTAAGCCCTGAAACCTACAGCCGTCTGACGGCGGGCAACATGGCGGAAATTGAACAGTACATCAGCCTGCCGATGACGGCCACCACTTTCCCGGCGGAGCACCACGGGAACAGGAACGGCGAGAAAACCACGGCAGAGCTGATTTACTACTGGATGGTGGCGCTGAACATCCCCTTTGAATGCGAAAAATGGCACCTGAACCGGCTGCTTGCGCTGATCCGGGTATGCAACCTGAAGAACCAGCCTGCGCGCAAAAAAAGCCAGCGGGCCATTCTGCAGGAAAACCGGGCGCTGAACGCCGCCCGGAGGCAACGACTGAAGACAAGGGGGTAAAAAAGCATGACGAGACCAACGGCCAGAACCGTAGCCGACATGGCCATTGTACGGGCCAGCGGCTCCACGATTCCCTACAGCGAGGAAGACTGCAAGGGCTTTGTAGAAAAATGCATCAACCTGTGCGGAGGCAGCATCCACACCTCCGGCACCAACGATATGGTGCGCAACCACTGCGCGTGGCTGGGCACCCTGAGCAACGCCAGGGCCGCCGGAAAGCTGGTGCCAGGCGCGTTTCTGCTGATCTGGAAGGAAGAGAGCGACCAGCTGCCTGCCAAATACCGCGGGGACGGGCTGGGCGACTTCAACCACATCGGCATTTATGTGGGCGACAAGGGCTTTACCGAGAAGGGGCTGCTGGGCACCCGGCACAGCTATGAGGTGGTTCATTCCTCCAAGACGAAGGGAAAGGTTGCGGGCTCCACGCTGAAAAACGGCTGGACCCATGTACTGTACCTTCAGGAGGTGGACTACGGCACCTTCAATAGCGGCGTGGAGCTGGGGCAGGACGCCAAGAACAGTCTGGATGAGCCTTCCGCCAGCGAGGAGCAGACTCCTGCCACGGAGACCGCCCAGACGATCCGGGTGGTAGCGCCCAACGGCGGTCCGGTACGGGTACGGGAGGGAGCCTCCCTGAACGCCGTACACAAGAAGGGCTTCTACGCCTATCCCGGAGAGAAGTATCGGGTAGAGGGTGAGAAGAACGGCTTTTACCGCATTTACTTCCAGGGGAAACACCGCTGGATTAGCAAGCAGTATACCGAAGCGGCACAGTAACGGAGGGAAGAGCCATGCTTGGACAACTAACCGGGCTGACTGGTGCAGACCTTCTGACGGCGCTGATTGTGGTACTTGTGATCTTCGAGGTTATCAACCTGGTCGGCAAGACCCTGCAAACTATACAAGGATGGAAAAAACCAGTGGACCAACAGCGTGACAAGACCCAGTCCAGGCTGAAAAGCTGCGAGGACAAACTGCAGGAGGACAATAACCGCCTGAACGATATCGAAAGCGGCCAGCACATGCTGTGCCGAGGCATGCTGGCACTACTGAGCCACGAAATCAACGGTAACAGCGTGGATAAGCTGCAAAAAGCCCAGGATGAGCTGACCAATTTTCTGATTGAACGCTGAGGCAAAAACCATGCAGAGAACCATTGACGGGATCCAGATTCAGGTATCGGAGGAGATACCGGAGGAAGAACTGCTGGCCTATGTGGCCAGAGGAAGAGAAAAGTACGGCCACCATCTGCTCAAAATGGAGCTGGAAATTGACGGGGAGTATGTGAGCATCCACTACGACACGGATGAAGCGATTCCCTTCAACCGGCTGCGCCGTATTACAGGATACCTGGTGGGCAGCCTGAGCCGCTGGAACAATGCCAAGCGCGCCGAGGAGCATGACCGGGTGAAACATACCTGAGGAGGGTAATATGAAAAACATCGACTGGAAGGATGTGCTGGAGCGGTCCGCCAAGACGTTTGTGCAGGCCGCGGTCACCTGTCTTTTGATGCAGATGAAGGGTGTAGACTTGTTCGCTCCAGACCGGAGCGATAAGTTGTGGCTGAGTCTGCTTTTGTCAACAATCGCGGCGGGGCTGAGTGCTGTGTGGAACATCGTCCTTTCTCCGCTGATTGACGCAGCCAAACCGACTCCGGAACCGAAGCCGCCTGCTGAAGAGGAAAAGCCCGGGGACGACGAAAGTGCCAACGGCTAGAAAGAGGCGGGCATGATAACATTCAGACAAAAGGGCGACTTCTCCAAACTGAACCGCTTTCTGGAGCGGATAAAGGAAAAGATCCGGCTGTCGGATCTGGACAGATTTGGCCGGGAGGGAGTAGCCGCCCTTGCGTCTGCTACTCCTGCAGACTCTGGAACCACGGCCAATTCGTGGTACTACAGGATAGAGCATCAAAGGGGATCAACATCGATCTCCTTTTTCAACTCCAACATAAACGACGGCGTGCCAATTGCCATCATCCTGCAGTATGGCCACGGCACCGGAACCGGCGGTTGGGTGGAAGGACGGGATTATATCAATCCTGCCATTCAGCCGGTATTTGATAAAATCGCACAAAACGCCTGGAAGGAGGTGACCAGCCTGTGAGCAGGACAATCGACGAGCGCGTAGTAGAGATGCGCTTTGACAATCAAAAATTTGAGGACAATGTGCAGACCAGCCTGGGCACGCTTGAAAAGCTTAAGAAAGCCCTGAAGCTGGACGACGCCGCCAAGGGGCTGGAAGAGGTTGAGCAGGCTTCCCGGAAGGTGAAACTGAACGGCCTGAGCAGTGCCGTAGAAACCGTGTCTCTTAAATTTTCGGCGCTGGACGTAGCCGCGGCACGGGTTTTTCAGCGGCTGACGGACGCGGCCATCGACACCGGGCGGAAAATGGTGAACGCGCTGGCTTTTCAGTCCGCCAAGGACGGCTTTGCCGAGTATGAGCTGAAGATGGGTTCGGTGCAGACCATTATGGCGGGCACGGGCGAAAGCCTGGAAACGGTGAACGGGTATCTGGAGGAGCTGAACAAATACTCCGACCAGACGATCTACTCCTTCTCCGACATGACGAACAACATCGGCAAATTCACCAACGCGGGCGTCAAGCTGGACAAGGCCGTGCTGGCCATTAAGGGCGTAAGCAACGTGGCGGCGGTTTCCGGCGCGACGGCTGCGGAAGCCAGCCGGGCCATGTACAACTTCAGTCAGGCCCTGTCCGCCGGGTACGTCAAGCTGATCGACTGGAAGAGCATTGAAAACGCCAACATGGCCACCCAGGAATTCAAGCAGCAGCTGCTGGACACGGCCATTGAGATGGGTACCATCGTGAAGTACGGCGACCAGTATGCCACGGTGACGACCAACGCGGCGGGAAAGACCTATCAGGCCTTTGACGCGACGAGCAACTTCAATGACTCGCTGGCGTACCAGTGGATGACCACGGATGTACTGACCAGCACGCTGGCCAAGTATGCCGACGAAACCACGGACATTGGCAAAAAGGCCTATGCCGCCGCGCAGGACATCAAGACCTTCAGCATGCTGATAGACACGCTGAAAGAAGCGCTGGGCTCCGGCTGGGCCCAGACATGGGAGCTTCTGATCGGCGACTTCAACGAGGCGAAGGCCCTGTTCACCGATGTGGGCAACGAGCTGAGCGCCCTGATCGAGACATCGTCCGAGGCGCGGAACAACGTGCTGTACGAGGGTATGGCCTCCGGCTGGAAAAAGTGGCTGAAGGAAGGCATCGACGACGGCGAGATGTACAAAACCGCCATGATGGAAACGGCCCGGGAGCAGGGCATTTCCATCGACGAAATGGTGGAGCAGGCCGGTTCGCTGGAGAAAACCTTTCAAAATGGATGGATCACCAACGATCTGCTGGCCGCGTCGGTAGACAAGCTGGTAAGCAAATACGACGGCCTTTCCAAGGAAGAAAAGGAAGAGATGGGCATTACCCAGGCCCAGATCGACCATGCCAAGGAGCTGCAGCAGAAGCTGAAGGACGGCACCATTGACGTGGCGGAATACGCCAAGGCCTTCGGGGAGCTATCGGGCCGGGAGAACCTGATTGAGGCGATGAAGAACGCCTTCCACAGCCTGATGGACATTGTGCGCCCGGTGAAGGAAGCCTTCAGCGATATTTTTCCGCCCCTGACCGGGGAACGGCTGAAGGAATTCACCGTGAAGGTACGGGAGCTGACGGAGCGGTTCAAGGTCAGCGAGGAAACCGCTGGGAAGATTCGGGAGGTTTTCGGCGGCGTTTTCGCGGTGGTGAAGGCCGGAATCGAAATTTTCAAAAGCATCGGGGAAGCCATTGGGCAGGCCCTCGGCGTTCTGGCACCGGGCGGCGGGCGCATTCTGGATGTGCTGGCCACCATCGGCAGCGGCATCAGCCGGGCGGCGGAAGCTCTGACCTCCAGCAAAGCCTTTGCGGATTTCTTTACCGGGCTGGGCGACGTGATGAGCAGCGTGGTGCAGCGCCTGAGCAGCTGGGTGAAGCCGCTGGCGGACTTCATCAGCGATTTTACGGCCAAGGTTCGGGAAATGGGTTCCCTAAAGGAAGGCATCCAGTGGGCGTGGCAGCAGATCACCGCCGGGCTGAACAGCCTGAAAAGCAGGCTGCCGGACCTTTCCGGAATCGGCAAATGGTTTACCGGGCTCTGGGACGGCATCATGAACGGCTTTTCCGCCGGAAGCGGAGGCAAATTGCTGGACGGCCTGAAGAACGGAATCAGCAGCGTTTGGAAAGGGCTGCTGAACTGGTTTTCCGGCATTGGCAACTCCGAATTTCTACAGGGGATCAGGAACCGAACGGCGGTCCTCTGGAGCCGGATGACGGAATTCCTGTCCGGGCTGGGAATTCAGCTGCCCAGCTTTGAAAAGCTTGGAGCGACCTTCGAAAAGCTCTGGGGCAAGATCAAGAGCGTTTACGACAAGGTCATCAATTCTGCCTTTGTACAGAAGGTAAAGAAAATCCTGACCGGGCTGAAAAACAGCTTTGTGGGATTTGTGACCGGCATGACCGGCAAGCTGCCACGCTTTACAGGATTGGGAAACATCTTCACCAAGGTATGGGGAAAAATTCAGCAGGTGTGGAGCCGCATTGTCGGGTCCGAATTTCTTCGGAATGTGCAAACGGGCCTTGGCAAGCTGAAGACGGCCTTTCTGGACTTCTTATCCCGCATCAGCGTCAAGCTGCCCAGCTTTGAAACCCTCGGCGGGATATTTGCCAGGGGCTGGGAAGCGATCCGCAGCGGCTTTGAAGCCATCGGGCAGTCGGAATTCATTCAGAAGGCCAAAGCGGGGCTTGTGCAGCTGAAGGACCGTTTTGTCGAATTCATCACCGGGATGAACCTGAAGCTGCCCAGCTTTGAAAAGCTGGGCGAAAAGCTGCAGAGTGTCTGGGGCAAGATCAAGGCAGTATTCAGCACCGTGGGCGGATGGCTGGGAAAGGCCTTCCAGCCCATCAGCGATTTTATCAGCAAATTCAAGGAGAAGCTTTCCTCCTTCGACTCCGTCGGGGAGGCCATGGAATGGGCCTGGGCCACGGCGAAGGACAAGCTTAACGGAATTCTGGAATCGGTCCAAAGCTGGTTTGCCAGCATCGACATCTGGGCCCTGATCGGCAAATACTGGTATATTCCCGCCGGGCTGGCGGTGGCCGGGATCGTAAAGCTGCTGGGCAACATCATGACCATCATGAAAGGCGCCTTTGCGGAGGACCTGGCCCATCTGAACGAATCCAAGGCCAAAACGCCGATCGGGAAAACGGTGATGCAGATCGCCGGGGCGCTGCTGATGGTGGCCGGGGCATTATATTTGGTAGCCTCGATTGATGAAAAGAAATTGTGGCCAGCGGTAGGAGCAATCGCTGCAATCGTTGGCGTTATGACTGCCCTTTCCATAGTTATTGGACTCTTGAATAAATTTACAGGCGGCGGAATGGCCGCTGGCTCCAAAGGCATGCTTGAGATGGGACTTGGAATTCTGGCCATTGTCGGAGCACTGAAACTGTTGGAAATGATTAACATGGAGGGGCTTTCGGACCGTCTGATTCTGCTTGGCGGCATCATGGCCGCGTTGGTTCTCTCCATGGCGATCGTAAACGCTACAGCCAACAGCACAGGCGGGATGACCGGTGTGCTGAAGTTTGCAGGCGCAGTTGCCATATTAGCGCTTACCCTGAAATTATTGGATGGCTTTAACTGGCAAGAGGACTGGCAGGCTGCGGCAGCATTGGGCGCTATTATGGTGGTTTTGGCAGGAGCCATGGCCCTTGTAAAGCTTACCAATGGCAGCGCCAAGGGTGTCCTTTCTTTTGCCCTGGCAACGGGTGTTTTGGTTCTATGCCTGAAAAGTCTTGGCGGAATGGATAAATCCAAGCTGATTCAGGGCGGCATTGCTCTTGAAGCAATGATTGCAGCACTTACCGGGGCCATGTATATTCTCGGCAAAGTGAAGGTTAATGCTGCCACCGTTGTCATGCTGGGTGTGCTTACCGCTTCTATCTGGGTATTCGGTTCCGTCATGCAGGAGTTGGCCAGCGTACCATGGACCGTGATTGCGTCTTTTGGTGGGGCGTTTGCCGCCATGATTCTGGCGCTTGCCGGAGCGATCGCCATACTGGGAAAGCTGGATACGGCAACGATTGTAAAAGGTGAAGCGGCCGTAACGGCGATTGTGGGTCTATTGGGCGTTGTGGCCATTGGACTGGCTGAGCTGGCCGGTGGAGCCGTGGCAGGTATTTCCACGTCGCTGTTTTCTGCGATTAACACTCTGAAATTGCTGAGTAATTCTGCGGGGCAGATTTCACAGGACAATGTGGACAACGCCATTACCGCCATCGGAAAGCTGACCACCATGACCGCCGAAACCGTGTTTACCTTTAACGGAGATGTAGTAGACTGGGGGAAGAAAGTAACCGGTCTTGGTGACGATCTATATTATTTCTACATCCAGACCAAAGACCTGACTGCCGATACCATTCAGGGCGTGATAGATTTTAGTGCAAAGCTGCAGGAGATTTACACCAATCTGACGTCCATCGGTGATATTACCAATTACGAAAGCGTTTCGAAAGCTCTGGTCAACATCAGTTCCAACCTGGGACTATATTCAGAGAATCTGAAAGATGTGGATGTTTCCGACGAAGGAACGGAAAAAGCGGTTGCCTCCATGGGTGTGCTGGAGCAAATTGCTCAGGCTACCCCGACTACCGAAGCATTGGACGCGCTTTCACGATTTTCCGGAGAAGGCACGAATCTGACTGATTTTGGCAACGGCCTGTATACCTTGACATCAGCCTTGGCCCGGTATGCTTCCCAAGCCGCAGCCGTGCAGGATACGGATAAGGTGGAAGTGTTCAATCAGATCCTGTCGAAACTGGCGGCACTGAAAAGCAGTCTGGAACAGCGGGGAATTCTTGATTTCTTTCTGAACAAAGACCAGAATGGTTTGACGGAACTCAGCCAGGGAATTACTTCGCTTATCAATCCCCTGGTGGAATTTACGGGCCTTGCGGATGGCGTCGGCGACATTGAAAAGCTAAGTGTATTCACGGACATCATTGACCAGCTTGCCGGAATCAAGACTAAAATGGAAGAAAACCAGACCTTATGGGACTGGATCAGCGACGCAACCGGCCATGACACCCTAACGGTATTCGGTACGGGATTAAGCGCCTTCGGCGAAGCCTTCAAAGACTTTGTTGGAAAAGTAGACGGTTTGAAATTCGATTCCAAAAGTCTGACGACCGCTGTGGAGATCATCGGACAATTAGCGCTGGCTGAAGCCACGCTCGGGCCCGCCTTTGCCGAAACAAACGGACAGGGCATGTACAATCTGATTGCCGGAAACGGCAGCACGATAAAAGGACTATCAGCGCTTATTGACGCACTAATTGAGGCACAAACCGGAGCTGCAGAGCTTGACACTGAACTATGGAATGATGTTGCCGGGATTCTAACCGACATCAGCAGCCTGACAGCGGAAAGCCTGACTGCTGTTGATGATGGAGCCGCACAGTCTTTGGCAGCTTCTTTCGGGACGATGCTGACACTGGCTGCTGCAGAGCTGACCTCTGAAACCCATAAAACAGAATTCAGCGCTGCCGGAACCATGCTGGTCACAGAACTCATGGCCGGTTTCGGCAGTCAATTAACGCTGTTGGAAACCACGGCAGGCAATCTGGCTGTTACAGCAGCCAATGCCATGAGCGGCAAATACCAGAGCTTCCACACGGCTGGCTTCAACGCAGTGATGGGCTTTGCCAACGCCATTGCCGAGTACACATGGTATGCGGAACGGCAGGCCTCCAATATGGCACAGCTTGCCGCCAACGCCGCCATGCGGGCACTGGACGAGCATTCTCCTTCCCGGGTAACGTATGGGATTGGCCAATACTTCAGCGAGGGCTTTGCCAACGGTATTTCCGCCTATGCCTCCGGCGCGGTACACGCCGCCGACGGAATGGCGGAAGGCGCTGCGGCGGGCCTGAACAACGCCATTGGAAAAATCAGCGCCATGCTGGACGGCAGCATCGACACCACGCCGACCATCCGGCCAGTGGTGGACCTGAGCAGCGCCGCCAGCGGAGCAGCCGCCCTGAACAACCTGTTTGCCATGAACCCGAGCATGAGCAGCTTCGGCGGCTCCATCGCCCTGCAGAATGTAGGCGAGCTGCGGCTGGACGATGGGCGCATGTCCCGGGGAACGGACAATCAGAACGTGGTAGACGCCATTACCCGACTGGAAAGCCGGTTCAACAACCTGAGCGAGGCCGTCAGCCACATGCAGATCGTGCTGGACAGCGGGACGCTGGTAGGCGAAACCCGCGCCCAGATGGACCAGCAGCTGGGCTTTACCGCCGCGATGCGGGAACGGGGAAATTGACAAAATAAATCAAAATGGTATAATCAAAGGGAACTTAATCAGGAGGAAAACTACATGAAACGTCTGCTTCTTCTCGTACTGGTACTGACCATGGCCGTAACCCCCGCTCTGGCAGCAGAAATTGACCTGAGCAAAATGACCGATGCCGAACTGGTAGAGCTGCGGGCCCAAATTGATGAAATTCTGAATAATAACGGCAGTAAAATTTACGAGGGTATATATGTTGCTGGAACGGACATCAAACCCGGCCGGTATGAATTGACCTGTTATCAAAGCACATTGCCGCTGATGCATGTGACGTTGTATACAGACGCCACTCAGGATAATATGCTGGAGCTCTATCATTTCGCGATAGGCTCCAGCGTTTATGTGAATCTGACGGAGGGTATGGTCCTCACTCTTGATGCTGGTTCCTGCTATATCAAGACTGCTTCCGCTGATTGGGCTCCGTAATTCTTTCTTATACCCTACAGGCTCCCGCTTCACCGCGGGAGCTTCAGAGTGTCAAAAAAGGTCGCGAATCGCGGCCTTTTTTGATATAATAGGTGATAATAATAGGAGCAGGTGATGAAGATGCTGAAGAGAGAACAGGAACAGAGGCAGGCAATCGAGATGCTGTGTGTGGATATGCTGGTGCCGA